ATTGTTTTAACGTGGCGCGTTAATTGGCACGGTATTTTCCGTGGGTACTGGGTACAGCTGGGATTTTGAGGGGGTTTTGGGTGGCGAGGGGGTCTGTAGGGAGGTGTGTCAAGTCCGTCGGTCGGAAAAAAGTGTGGGGTGGGTGGCTTGTTTGTTGCATGCTGGCACGTTTGTTGCTGTGCTTATCATGCTTTAGCCAGGCTGCGCCCAGGCGTCTGCCGTCCAGGTGTTGCCCAGGCGTCAGGGGGTGGCGTCTCTTTTAAAAAATGCTTGTGTGCCGGTATGGGGTGGACTAGGCTTGCTCTTAGTTGTATGCGTGTTCGCTGATGCCATGGCCCAACGCCACTGCCAGCATTAAGGAGAGTCGCCATCATGAGAGCCGTTGCCGCTGTGCTTATCGCCCTTGCCCTTGCCGTTGCCCTAGGGGGCGCTGTAGGTGGCGTTACTAGCAGTGTCATTGGCAAGCTGGCGCTGTCCGTTAACGGGAGTGCTACTAGATGAACAGTCAAGCCCTTATGTCTGATAGGCCTAGCCTGTCAGACCTGTCCGTGTTGTTGGTCGCTTGTGCCGATGGCGCAGCGGCAAGCGCCATGCTGTCAGACCTTCACGGCGCCACATGTGGCGCCTTGCTGTGCTCGCTTGAGGCTCGCCCCCTTGCTGACTTGCTGGGCAAGCTGGGCGAGCAAGGCTGTGCAGCGTTGTTTGCTGAGCTGGCAGACGTACCTGATGTATTGCCTACGCTGGGCGCGACCATCGGCACGCTGTCGGCGCCACATGTGGCGCCTGTCGATGTTGCTGGCAAGCTGTCGCCCGTCAGCAAAGTGACCATCGACAAAGCAAAGGCCGCTGCTGTCGGCCGTGCATACAAGTCCACTGCTGAGCTGGATATTCCAGACCTGTCAGCACTTGCCGCCAGCAAGCTTGCTGCTGAGCTGTCGGACTACGGTATTGAGCAAGCAGAAAAACGGGGCGCCGCTGATGTCGCCTTTGCCAAGTTGCTCAAAAGTGCGCGCAGCCATGGCGCCACATGTGGCGCGTCCGCCCACAAAAAAGATGCGGTTAAGTGGGCGCAAACGCTGGGCGACAAAATGTTTCTGCCGGTCGCTGTGCTGCTGGACCTTGAGCTGTGCGAATTCGGCAAGGATGGCGAGCCGACAGCGCCAGACTTCCCGCTGTGCGCCGACTCTGCGCCGTTGTTGGTCGAATATGTGGGGCTCGCCAACATCGCCATAAAAGCAGCGCAAGAAAAAGCCCTTGAGAGCATGCCCGACGATGCGCCAGCTAAGCAGCGCAGCGCAGCGTGCAAGGGGGCGCGAAACGTGATTGTCACTCGGATAGAGCGCCAGCTTAAAAAGTATGGCGTTAAGGTCAATTTGCAGACCGGCGACTATTCAGAGTGCGACCTTGACGGGGGCGCGACCACTGCCGAAAAAGCGACAAAGGCTGTCGTCGGCGCCTTCGGCAAGTCTGCCGATGGCGCGCATGCTGGGCTGATGGCGCTGGATGGCGCAGCATGGTCCGCCATGCTGCACTTTGTTTGCAGTGAACAATTGCAGCGTGACAAGTTGGCGCGTGAGGCGCAAAACGCCAGTTTGGGCGCCATGGCCATCGCCAACGCGATTAAGGCGAAAGCGACGGACGATGCAGCGCGCGCAGCGGCAAAGCTGGACGCGCAAAACAGCTAAACCGCCAGACGTGAAAACGCCCCCCGCTAGTCGGGGGGCTTTCGTGTGCGCGCCTGATTTTTCCGGCGCATGTGACGCGCCACATGTGGCGCGTAGGAGGAATGACCATGGCCTTCGACGATTCGACAGGCGCCAGTGACTGGCGACGACATCACACGACGGAATCCATGTGGGGCGACGACTTCGGCGACCGGTCCCCCGCGAGCCTGTTTTCTGCCGATCTCGCAGATCGCGAGCGCGACCGGGCCGATTTGATCCCGCGCGTGCTGTACCAACTTCGGCAAGCGCAACTGATTCACGCGCTGGAGGAAAACGCGACACAGCCGCGCGCGCCTGGGCTGCTCCAGGCGAAACAGCGCGCGGAGAAAAAAGCGCAACGTGGCACGTTTGGCCGGGAGTTGGCCAAGGCCATGAGTAAATCCCACCGGCGCGACAAAAAGCGCTAAACCCCGCGTTTGGCCGTTCTCAATAACGGTCGCATTTGCGAAAGTTTGAGACGGAAATCGCCCGGCCCAAAAACCGGGCGTTTCCCGTTCTCAAATACCTCTCTCAAAACCTTTTCTCGAAACCACCCCCCAAACGCGAGTTGTGAGAAAATTTCCGTTTGCCTTGAGTTTTGAGAATCCCCACCACTCTCCTAGGAGGTACAGCTATGAAATTCTGCTACGGCAGGATCTCCGACAAGGAGAAGCAAAATTTGGCGCTGCAAACGCAGGCGTTCGCCAAAGAGCCCGACGTCGATCAGGTTTTTCTCGAAAAAGAGAGCAGCGTCAAGGAGCGCCCCGTGCTCGATGACCTGTTAGCCAGGCTGCGCCCAGGTGACACGCTGGTCGTGTGGAAGCTCGATCGCCTCGGGCGCAGTCTCAAGCAACTGATTTTGCTGATGGAGCAGTTCGACAAGGCCGGGATCAAATTCAAAAGCCTGACCGAACAGCTCGACACGTCGTCGGCCATGGGCCGGCTGTTTTTTCACATCGTCGCAGCCTTCGCTCAAATGGAGCGGGAATTGATTCTGGAGAGAACGCGCGCCGGGCTCGATGCCGCCAACGCGCTCGGTCGCTTTGGCGGTAGGCCCCGCAAGATGACCGCGAGCAAAATCAACAGCGCGCGCAAACTCTTGGCCTCGGGCGAACCCATGCCTGACGTGGCAAAAAACCTTGGCGTCTCGCTGGCCACGCTCTACCGTCACCTGCCAGCCACGCAGGACGAAACCGCCTGAGCTACGAAGGCGTCATTTACCTGCAGCAACCTGGAACGGATCAATCCCCCACTTGAAGGAGGCATTCATGCCGACCCCTAACTATTCCGTGCGCGCCTACGTCGCGGCGCTGGGCTACGAACGAATCATTCCGACGTTGACGGCGTTCGTTGAAGAGCACGACCTCGATCTGGTCGCCACTTACGTCGAAGACGACGCCGGCCAGACCTTCAAGCGCCCCGAACTGCTGCGCATGCTGACCGAGGCGAAGCCCTACGACATGCTGCTGTGTGATCGCGTGAAACGACTGGGCCGGTTGAAGGCGCCAGAGTGGCAGGAGCTGCGCCGGATCATCCGCGAGAAACGCTTGCGCGTGATCGCCCTGGACGTGCCCGGTTCCTGGGCGGCGACGGACGCCAAGAGTCACGAACCGAACCTGATGAACGAGCTGCTGCTCGACATCCTCGGCGCAGTCAGCTCGCGCCAGCATGAAGAACGGTTGCGCAAGGCACAGGCCGGCATCGACAAGGCCAAGGCCGACGGCAAGTACAAGGGCCGGGTGCCCGATGCCGCCTTGCACGAACGAATCAAGTTGTTGCTGGCCGAGGGCGTGTCGATCAGGAAGATCGCCACGGTTTGTGACTGCGCGAAGTCCACCGTCCAGGCGGTGAAGTCAGCGCAGGCCGCTGGCTAGGAAGGCGACAGGCCTAGGAAGGGCACGAAAGGCCCCGCAGGAGGTGGTCGGGGCCTTCTCTCTTCTCTTTGTAAATAATTATTAATAACTATTTATATAAAAGAGAGAGAAAGGCTACTGACTTCAAAAAACAGTCAATTTTCAAGTCCAAAAGTGGGTCGGAATTAGACAAAAAACTAGTGATCTAGTTATTTAGCTTGACTAGATCACTAGTTTGTGAGCCAAATTTTCTCGAAGCATCGGCCTCCAAAACGACCTTTCCCCTTACATATCAACCACTTACGAATTTTACCAAAAAACCCAATCGGTCACAGGCTACGAAGCGAGCAAGGTAGCAGGGTAATCACCCACAACAATCCACGGATAGCAATAGCCTACCCACCCCTACCAAAAATAAATCCACGCACAAAGGGGTAGCCACGCAAAACCGTCAGTAGCTTCCTCGCTTTTTCAGTGAACACTTGTACTGCTCAGAATCCTGAGCAACCCACCCACCCCGCCATCGGTCACCTATGAAGAAGGAGGCCCCGCCATGTCCGCCGCCAGCCTGTTTTACGTCGTCGAAGTGCCCGATGAGGCCCCCGACGATGAACACGACAAACCCACCGCGCGCATCTATGCCGAAGCGCGCACCCGTCAGGCCCTGGTCGAGCGCACCGCGCGCCTCAACGCCAAGCACAAGCCCAGCTGGCCGTTCCACTACGAAGTGCTCGGCGCGCACGCCGCGCGCCGCCGTTATCACCTGTCCGCCTAAGAAGGAAACGACCATGTCCCGTCACCCCCGCGCGCCGCCGTCGCCCTTCGGCGGCCCGGTCAACCCGCCGTTCCACACCCTGACCCCGATGGAGTCCGCCCTGTTCGAGGCCGACATCGAACGCCGCCCCTACTGTTTCCTCGGCAGCTATCTGCGCTGCCTGTCCGCCCTGAAGAAGGAGTCACGACCATGAGCCAACGCAGCAAGCACGCCATCGGCGCCCAGCTCGGCGCCTGCAACCCCATTGCGCTGATCCGCGCCCTCAATGAAGGGCTCGACGAACTCAAGCAGGAACAGCCCAGCTGGGACACCCCAACGATCCTCACCGACCCCGCCCTGCGCCTGATCGTCCACCAGCTGGCGCACCTGTACGCGCTGTGCCCCGACATCCCCAGCGCCGAATACCTCGCCGCCTGCCGCGCCGTCGGCATGCCCGAGTAGCCATTAACAATCAGCAATCAGCAATTCACCATTCACCAAACAGGAAGGAAGCCCCTCATGTGGACCTCGATCTGGAACACCTACGGCGCCGTGGCCATGGCCCTGTACGCCCTGCTCAGCCCGTGGCTGCCGATGGAACTGGCGTACATCGTCGCGGCGCTGTGGCCGATGCTGGTGTGCCTGTGCCTGCTGCTCGGCCTGTCGTTCTGGCTCACCTGGCAGGACCGCCGCGCCCTCAACCGTCTGGTCAACGCGCGCCTCGACGCGCTCGACCGCGACCGCCACCAGCAATAAGCAATAAGCAATTCACAATTCGCAATTCACAACGAAGGAGTCACGACCATGTCCCGCCACCACCTGCACGACTTCGCCGACCTCGCCGCCTACGGGGTCAAACCGCTGACCGGCGAGGCCGACGCCTACGGCCGCCGGCTGCTCTGCGACCTCAACGAACAGGGCGTCATCCTGCTCACCGCCTACTTCGGCCTGAGCCACACGATCGAGGCCCGGCACTGCTTCCCGCGCAACTGGAACAGCATGGTCGGCGAGTTGCCGGCGGTGGCCAGCGTGCTGCTGCCGCGCGCGATCATCCCCGACCTGATGGTCTTCGCCCTGCTGCACGTCGGTCAGTACGCCTACGTGATGGACACCCCGTCCGGCTTCACCGGCTTCAATGAAGGCGACAAGTACGGCGCGGCCTACCTGCACGCCGGGCTGCCGGAGGGCTGGGTGCTGCACCGCAACTTCTGCAAGGGCAGCCCCGCGCCGACCGCCGACGGGCGCAACGTGCATGCCATGAGCGGCCGGATTGACTAAACTCGCCGCTGGCCCCGGCAACCCCTAACCCACCCACCCGAGAAGGGAGCATTCACCATGATCAAACTCAGCGACCTGACCCACTGTTTCTACGTGCCCGGGCAGCACCACATCATTGACCTGGCGGTGCAGACCGCCGCCGGCGAGTACGTCAGCCTGCACAGTGGCCAGAACCTCATGCAACTGCGCGACGAACGCCCGCAGATCGTCCTCGGCGAGTTCGACGCGTGGCAGGAACAGGACGAACGCAGCCTGATCAGCGCCCCGCAGGAAATCACCAAGGAAGCGTGGTGGGAGGCGCTGGAAGTGCTGCCGCCGGAGAGCTGGCAGCACAGCGGCGGCGGCGAATCGTTCGTCATGATGGAGTATTACAGCGGCCGCATCACCAGCATCTACGTGCGCCTCGGGACGCGTTACTGCACCTTCCACGACGTCGCCAACCTGCCGCACCTCGACCGGCTGGCCAAGGCCCGCAGCCTGCTCGGTTGACCCCCGGGCCACTGACCCGCACCACCACCCGAGAAGGGGAGAACCGCCATGGCTGTCAAAACTGCCAAGCTCTACCATTTCCGCTTCAGCCTCTACCCGTGCACCTTCGAACACGGCTACCGCACCGTGGCCCTCGGCTGCGCGAGGGACAGCCGCTACCTGCACGTCACCGAATGGCTGACGTTCAAGGCCGCCCAGGAAAAACTGATCGCCTACAGCCTGCAGGAAGCGCGCAGCCACTGCGCCTCCCTCGGCATGGCCAGCCCAGGCGACCGCGCGCCGCCGGGCTTCAGCACGCACCAGCCGATCTACTTCAACGCCGACCCACCCACCCCCGAGAAGGAAACGCCAGCATGCCCACCATCCCACCCCTGACCCACGTCGGCAGCGCTCGCGGCGCGCCGATGGGCCGCCCCAACCAGCACGCCAGCGGCGACCGCAGCGAACTGCGCCCGGTGCTGTCATTACTGCGCCTGCGCTTTGAAGACGGCGCCTACGACGAAGGCGGCGCCTACTGGGGCCTGCCGGCCAACCTCTGGCGCGTCTACGGCGAACTGGAAGACGAGGTCATCGACTTCTTCCTGCGCGCCCCCAGCCGTGAAGCGGCCGAAGCGATGGCCTTGCAGGAATACCCGCTGGCCGCCTTCGGCCCGCCGGGCTTCGTCGCCATCGCCGGGCACATCCTCAAGGGCATGGCCTTGGCGTTCTTTGCCTGTGCCTACGCCGATCAGGCCGACGAGTGCGGCCAGCCGATGTCCGGCGAAATCATCAGCCAGTTGCCGGACGCCCTCGACCCGGCGGCGCTGCACGCCGCCAGCACCCTGAAAATGGACATGGAACGGGTCAACGGCGACGACATCGAAACCCTGTACACCCGCTTCCCCGGCACCACCGACGACCCCCGCGAGTGGGGCCATTACGCGGCGATGCAGGCCATGGGGCACGGGGTCAGCCTGCGCGACTACGGCATCAGCGACGACCAGGTGAAGGTGCCGTACACCGAGTTCGGCAGCCACAGCCTCGAACAGGACTACTTCGAACCCGAGGATGAAGACGAAGACGAAGACGACGAGGGCTAAGACCATGCACCGCCAACGCCTGCAATTGATGTGCACCCTGCTGGCCGAGGTCGAGGCCGGCACTTGGGAACCGACCGGCACCCGCCCCGATGGCACCCCGCTGCCCCATCGCTGGCGCCCCGAGCACCTGTTTGACCTGAATGAATGGCTGATCCTGGTGCGCCCCGACTGCGGCTTCAGTGCCTGCGCGATCGGGCATGCCTGCCTTGATCGGCGCTTCAACGCCGAAGGCCTGTTCATGCAGTTTGGCGCCAGCGAGCTGCACTCCATGCCGCCGTCCTACCAGCACGACGGCCAGCAACTGCTGACGTGGGGCGCGGTGATGACGTTCTTCGGCCTGACCCAGTGGCAGACGTTCCACCTGTTTGACGGGGACAAGTACCCCACCACCGAGCACACCAACCCGGCCGCCGTGCGCCAGCGCATCGAAGCGCTGTTGGCGGCCGACTAACCCACCCGAGAAGGGAGCAACCCCCATGAAAGAAGAAATCACCCGCGCCCTGGTGCCCGGCGACGAACGCCTGGGCTTCCTGCCCAAACGCCTCGGCACCCAGCACCTGTTTGTCGGGCAGAACCTGTTCCCGGCCTACCTCGACAAACTCAGCGTCGACTACCACGGCGGCTACTGGGAGTTCTACGAGCTGAGCAACGGCGGCTGGTACATGGCGCCGCGCGGCGAGCAGCGCTACCAGATGCGCTGGGACGGCAACTACTACGAAGGCGAGATGTCCGCCGACGCCGCCGGCATCACCGCCAGCCTGTACGCCCTGTGCGAGCTGGCCAACACCAGCGAAGAAGACCGGCTGATCGAGGCCTACCACTGGCTGCGCGAGTACGCGGTGCAGCACGCCGAGTGGGAACAGATCGGCCAAGCCATTGACTAGGAGAACCGCCATGCCCCTCAAACACCCCCCGCGCGTGACCGGCGTGATCGAAGTCGGCCCGCACGACGGCAGCCCCTACGCCAACTGGGGCGTCTACGAAGTCGCCCCCGACGCCTTCGACGAAGCCATCGACATGGACGACGACCTGATGGATCTGGACGTCTGCCTCGACGCCGTCGACACCGGCGACAGCCCCTATGGCCCATTCAAGGATCAGCTGCGCAAGTTTCTGCAGGAAGGCCGGCACCGCCTGCAGCTGGGTGAGGCCAGCCCGGTGCGGATCAGCATGGTGCTGCCGTATGACCAGGACCTGCGCGACCGCCGCGGCGGTGATGAAGACGCCGTGTACAACGTCGACACCGCCATCCCGCGCGACCTGGAGATTTGGGTGATCGTGCACCTAGTCGAAGACGACCAGTAATTCGCAATTAGCAATTCACAGTTAATAACCAAGGACCCCGCCATGAACCCGATTGACGAAGACTTTGTGCAGTATTGCCGCACCCTCACCGACGCCCAGCTGGTGGAGGTCCTGCGCAAGGAATGGGACGCCCACGACCACCGCGACTACGGCGCCGCCGTGGTCGCGGCCGCCGAGCGCGGCTGGTACATCGTCGACGGCGAACGCCAGTCCTAACCCCACCCGAGAAGGGAGTAACCGCCATGAACCTGCTCTACCACAGCATCGCCAAAGGCAGTCAACACACCCTCGCCGAGTGGGCCTACGGCTTCGGCGAGCGGCGCCTGCGCCTGCGCATCCGTTCCGACAACTGCGACTTCCAGAGCTACGCCCACGCGGAAATGTGGGACGAGCAGGGCACGCAGTGGCGCCCCGTGGCCAGCGTGCACTACGGCGAAATGAAGACCCCGGTGGCGATGTACGCCGACAGGGCGGGCTGGAACAACGTGTCGGTGTACAAGGCCGACCACGACGAGCTGCTGCGCCGGGCCACGCTGATCGTCCCCGGCTTGGGTCGCGATGACGACGCCCGACTCGGCAGTTGGTACATCGTCGTGTCCGCCGAGGGTGATTACCTCTACATCCACCGGGACGACCGGCCCGGCGCGATCAACGTCAAGGCCGACGACGAAGGCTTTGTCGTCGACGTGTGGGACAGCGATTCGGCCAACTCAGTCGCCACCTGCGCCGCTTTCTACAACGACCTCGACTCCAATCTGGAACGGGACGACAAAGCCGGCAACTAACCCACCCCCTCCCTAAGAAGGAACCCGAACATGATTACCAACCCATGGCACTACGACCCCTGCGTCAAGGTCCTGCTGTCCGCCAGCATGCTCAAGTGCGCGGGCAGCGAAGACGCCGAAGGCGACAGCCTGCTCTTGCCCGGCGACTACGGGCGGATCGAAACCGTCGCCGAACTGGCGACCCGCCTGCTGCCCGGCTACTGCTATGAAGGCGACCGCTGGGACGGCTGCGTCTGGATCGAGATTCTGGAGGCCAGCGAACCGGACTCGCTGGCCTACTGGCTGACCCTGCTCGCCGGCGACGACACCAAAACCGCGTGGGGGCTGGAGGACGCAGTGGTTACTGTGCTGCAACGCTGGCTGGTGGAGAACGAGCGCGGCCTGCGCCTTGAAGCCCAGTCGAGGACGTTTTGACATGACCCCCGCCAACCCCGCCCGCGCCGCCGTGGTGAAGATCACCGACCCCCACGGCGACGTGCAATACCTGCACTACCTGCACGGCTGGCACTGCACCTTCGGCTGGAACCGCCTGTGTTCCGGCATCGACGAGAAGCAGATCAAGGCGCTGCGCTTCGCCCTCGACCAGTGCCAGCACCCGAATCTGGTGTTGGCGGCGGTTAGGCGCTACGGCTCGTCGAAGTTCAGCTATGAACTGGACGCGGACACCCAGGCGTTCGAGGACCGGCTGGAGGCGCTGGCGCAGGCCGCCCGCGATCAAGGCTACGTCGTCGTGGTGATCGGCCCCGACGAAATTGAGGGAGTGGACCGGGCTGAAATGGAACATGCCATGAGGGTGGAGGGCGGCCTGTTTATCGATGACAACCGTGACGACAACGAAGACGACGAAGAGGAATAACGCCATGAAACTCCACTCCATCAACCACGAACAGCGCCTGTATGTCATGGAAGCCGGCGACGGCTACACCTGCTACGGCTTCGACGTGCTCGACCGCAAGGCCAAGGGCATTGCCGCTTGGCTGCGCGAACAGCCGCGCTACACCGGGCGCCCGGTGCCCGAGATCACGCAAGAGCCGGGCACCGAGGAACACTTTGCCGCCTGCGACGAGATGTTTGATCGAGGCGGGGAGTTCAACCACCTGACCGGCATCCGCTGCCCGATTGAGCTGGTACCCGCGCTGATCGGTCTGGAAGGGAAGCGCGTCGAAGCCGACTATTTCGACGAGCGCATTAGGTTCTACGTGGGCAAGTCGATGGGCTGGATGCCGGCCCACCTGCGGATCGCAAGCGCCCGCAGCGATGGCGGCGAGGCGCTGCTCGCCGAGCATGTGAAGAACGTCCGAGTGATCAAATGACCGCGATCACCTCCATCCTCGACCAACTGACCATCCTCGCCGAAGAACGCGATGATCCCCGCGACATCGTGCGCGCCCGGCTGCGCAGCGAAACCATAGACCTCTACGTGCGGATCAACCCGCGCATTTGCCAAGGCCAGGTGCTGGTCGCCCTAGTGTTGGTGGATTGCCAGATCGCCGAGTCGGCGCAGCACCAAGGGCTGTTCAGCGCCTTGCTGAGCCAGCTGGAGGGCCGCGCCGATGCGCTCGGTCTGCAGGCGGTGGTGGCCGAGAACGTGATCAACCCGCACCTGCTGCCGTTCCTGCTGCGCCGGGGCTACCGCCCGGTTCACCAAACCAATGACACCCTGTACAGAGAGATACCGCTATGAACGACACCCTACCCACCGTTGACCAACTGGCCAAGCGCCTGCGCGACATCGCCGCCGGTGCCCGCAGCAAGGCCGACCTGATCGCCAGCGCGTCCCCGACCTCGGCCTACATCGAACCGGTCGCGGTCCTGCGCGCCTTGGCCCAGGAAGCCGAGAAAGGGCTGCCGCCGGCGCCCATGACCTACGAACAGATCACCAACTACCTCGACGGTCGCCCGCTGGTGTCCGCCCTGTGGTGGTTCATGGAGAACGTCGACTCGGAAGACGAACACTGCTCGCAGCTGTTCTTCTACCTGCGGGAGCGGGTGCGCAACCTCGACCCGAAGGCCGAGTACAAATTCACCCGAGAACTGGCCAAGCTGGAGGGCTGAACCATGACCATCATAGAACGCTACGGCACCGTCCTGCGCTGCTACGACAACGGCGGCAAGACCTGCGACCGCTACACCGTGGTACCCCCGCGCTGGGCCAAGGAAGAACGCGAGAACGCGCCCGGCCTGTTCAACGCCATCGGCGCCAGCGCCAACCCGTCCCACCCGCAAGGCTTCGGCCAGCACTGCTCGGCCCAACCCGGCCCGCACCTGGGCAAACGGGTGAAGTGGGCCGACCTGCCGCCGGACGTGCAGAAGTTCGCCCGCCAGTCGTTCCCTGACTACGCGCCGAAGGCAACCGCCGCCGCCGTCGTGCGCCGACCCACCAAAGAGCAAGCCGCCGCACTGCTGGTCTTCGCCACCCGCGAGGGCGGCAAATGGAAGGCCGAGCTGCACCGCTGCTGGTACAAGGCCAGTTACCCCAAGGACGGCGCGGACGGCGGCCACCTGCAATACCTGCGCAACCATTTCGGCCCGGAGTGGCTGGAGCAAGTGACCCTGGATGACCTCAAACGCATCGCCGAACAGGAATGACACCATGAACGACACATACACCCCCCGCCCCACCCACGGCCGCATGCACCTGCTCGATCAGCGTGAAGACGTGCCGTACAGCGCGTACCTGCTGGCCTTCAGCGAAAACGGCATGGAGATTCGCCACCCCTACATGTCCGAATGCGGGCGCTTCGACGCCGATCCGGTGGCCGACTACGGCTTCGAAGAAGTCCAGACCGGCGGCGGCTGCACGGCGCTGGTGAAAAAGACCGCTGACGGCCGCGAGCTGATGCTCACCGACACCTCGGGCTGCTCCACCCCTGACACCGACCAGACGCCGGTCACCGGCCTGCTGGGCCTGCAGATCGAAGGGCAGACCGTGGCGTGGCTCGACCTGCGCGACATCCCTTTCGAAAGCGACGTCAGCCTCACGGACGAGATCATGGACGCGCTCAACGACGTGTTGAACGGGGTCGATAAGGCCTTCGACGCCGGGGATCGCCTGGAAATGTATTGCCGGATCATCCGCGAAGTGAACGTGCGCATGGCCCGGATCTGCAACGAAGCCCACCTGTAACACCCACCCCCTCCCTAAGAAGGAAACCATCATGCCTACCATTGAACTGTCCCGCCGCCAGGTTAAAGAGCTGGTTGATTTCGGCATTGAGCACAAGCAAGACCAGTGGTTCATCGCCAAGGATCAGGGCGCCTACCTCGGAATGTCCCTCGGCATGGACCCGCTGCCGAAGATCATTTTCTACTTCCCGGGCTGCGACCCGAGCAAGGATGAAGACTGGTATGACACCGCCCACGCCCAGTTCGGCGGCGACGACTTTGGCGAGCACATGCCGCTCGCCGACCTGCAGCGCTACTTGGAAATCCCCAACCTGCTGTGCATCGGGATCAAGGTCACGTCGACGTCGATCTGCGTCGACGCGTTCGAGGTCCCCAAGGACCACCCCGCCGCCGTGTATTACGGGATGCGCCGCCCCAACGGCAAGATCGGCTGCGTCAAGCAGGACGCGCTCCGCACGACGCTGCTGCAGATCGGCGGCGGCGGGACCCCGGCACACGTCGCCAAGGCCGAAGCGGCGGCGAAGGAGCTGGACGAGAAGGGCAGCGTCACCGTCAAGGGCTACTGGATCGGCCCGCTGAGCGAGGTGTGACATGTTCCGCTACCTGATGAACCCCGCCACGGGCTCGGTCGACACCGAGGACAACTGGCGCTCTGAAATGCCCACTTGGGAAGGCGACCAGCAGGCGCAATTTGCTGCGCTGGTCGAGGTGGCCATCACCCCCGACGACGAGGACGGCATTTGCGAATGGCTCAACTGCATCACCGCCAGCGTGGACGCTGACGGTGATGTGTGGGTCGACCTGCTGGACCGTGGCCACTGGCTCAGCGAGGAACAGAAAACCAAGTACCTCGCCTGGAGGGGTCAGCCATGAACTTCGACACCCTTGAATACAGCGTCTGCCAAGACTGCCTGCTGTACATCGCCAACGGCGACGTCCCCGAGGACCGCGAGGCCAGCGAGTTCGACGAGGCGATAGCCCGCGAAGCGGACGGCAAGGACGCCCACTTCGTCTGCGGGATCAGCCCGACCGAGGACGACCCGGAAGGCTACGGCGAGGACGAGTTCAGCTGGCAGGAATGCGAGCTGTGCCGCTCCGGCCTCGGCGGCAGCCGGCACGGCGTCACCCTGCTGATCAAACTGCCCGAGGAACCCGACCATGAAAAGGAAGAACGTGCACAGCCACCTAGAGATCGGCCAGCAGGTGACCGATCTCAAGCGTGAACGCGACGAACTGCTCGCCGCCTTGCGCGAGCTGATGGGCTACGTCGGCGGCTGGGATGAACCGCCCAGCCACCCCTGCGGCCAGGCGGCCCAGGTGCTGAAGAAGTACGAAAAACCCGAGTAAACCCCTAGAACCCATGGGCCAGCCAGTCACCCCGGCAGGCCCACCCGTGCCTGAAAAGGAGCACCACCATGTCAGACAACTCCGTGTTCAAAGATGGTTTCAACAAGGTCAACCTGAAACTGCTGCGCGCCCTGGTGGACAAGGCGCTCAAAGACCTTGACCCGCTGATCGAGGCCAAGCCGGGCAACATCACCTTTGGCGAAGGTTCCTGCACCCTCAAGGTGGAGTTCAAGGTGAAGGGCAAGATGAGCAGCGAAGAATCCATGGCGATCCAGTACGCCACGATGTTCGGCTATGACCCGAGCCTGCGGCCGGACATCCCGCGCATCGGCGTCAGCCGGTTGGTCAAACACAGCAGCCGCAGTGCGGAATTCCCGTGGGTGGTCGAGAACACCGAGGGCAAGCGCTACAAGCTCAGAATTGCTGACGTGGAACGCTTCTTCAAGAAAGTCTGACCCCCGCCACACCCCAACCCCCGAACCCCATGGGCCAGCCAACCACCCCGGCAGGCCCACTCACGCCCGTAGAAAGGAGAACGACATGGCCTACATGAGCCAGGAACACAAAGCCGAAATCGCCAAGTTGCTGAAGGACGTGGTGCCCAAAGACTGGAAGTACAGCCTCAAGGTGCACCACCACAGCACGCTGATCTGCACCGTGTATTCGGCGCCGGTGGACGTGCTGGGCAAGACCCCCGTCAACCTGCGCAACGAGACCTACTACAACGTCAACGTCTATTGGTACAAGGAGCACATCAAGGACGAGGCACTGCGCGAGCAGGTCGGGAAGATCGTCGACGCGATGAACCACGACAACTACAACAACAGCGACATCATGACCGACTACTTCGACGTCGGGCATTACATCGACCTGACCTTCGGCACTTGGGAGAAGCCGTTCAAGGACACCAGCCAGGTCGCCGTGAAGGCGTCAGCCTGAGCACCTTGGGCGGGTGTTTCGGCGCCTGCCCTATGCTTACCGAGAAAGGGAGAACGTCATGAGTTGTCTCGAACAAACCCCGACCCGTCCCACCGTGCACCCGCTGCAGTGGGAATTCCTGCGCCAGCAGCTGCTCAAGGTGCGCTGGCCGGAAACCGCCGACCCGCACACCAGTTTCGCCCTCGTCCAGGGCGTGCTGATCGGCCTGCAGATCGCCGGCGTGATCGACTGGGAAGCCAGCCAGCGCATGTTCTGGCTGATGACCGACGCGCAGAACCGCCGCTGGGCCGAGGCGCGCCGGGCTACGAATCAGGAATAAGCAATTGCTTATTCGCAGCGCTCTGGCTACGCTCCCGCGATGGGTACACAGTACCCACTGGTTTTTCACGCCCCGGGAGAAGAAACATGAACTTTGCAGGTATGACCCCGTGATCGTCGTGTGCGGGTGCAACAAGGGCGGCGCCGGCAAGTCCACCACCTGCGTGAACCTCGCGGTGGGGCTGATGCGCAAGGGCAAGAACGTCTGCGTGCTCGACGCCGACGGCCAGGCCAGCGGTCACCTGTGGTATGGCCACCGGGAAGCGGGCAACCACCTGCCGAAGGTGCCCCTCACGCAGAAGTACGGCAATCTGGTGGACGCCGTCACCCGTCTCGCCGCCCAGTACGACCATGTGCTGGTCGACGTCGCCGGGCGCAACAGCGCCGAGCTGATCACCTCCATGGTGGTGGCGGACGTGGTGATCGCGCCGCACCAGTGCAGCGACTTCGACCTCGACACGCTGCGCCAGCTGCGCAAACAGTACGCCGAAATCAAGCCGGAAAACCCCAAGCTGCGGGTGTTGGTCTATCAGGCCATCGCCAGCACGCACAGCGCTGGCAGGGTCAGCGAACGGGCGAAATTCCTCAAGAGGCTGGCGGCCTTCCCTGAATTCGAAGTGCTCAACAGCATCGGCCGCTCGCGCAAGGTCTACAAGGACAGCACCGACCTCGGGCTGTCGGTGCTGGAGCTACGCAACAAAGACGCGATCCAAGAGATCAATGAACTGATGACCGAGGTGTTCCATGTCTAAGTCCGAAACCGCGACCGACGTCGCCGCGCGGCTGCAGAAAAAGCTGTCCGACATCCCCTACGACGGGGTCAAGGACGTGCCGGTGTCGCTGTCGATCAGCCTACCGAAGTCGCTGGTGCGTCGACTGGAGGAACGTCGGCTGCAGAACAAAGAAGACGATGAAGGTCCGAAAACCCTGAGCGGGCTGATCAAGGCCTCGCTTGAAAAAGACGGCTACGGTTCCCTGTAGCCCGACCTGCGGTTGCTGGCCAGCTGCAACCAAGGCAATGTGTGGGGAGAATTCCAAGAACAAGGAAGCCTCCCATGCGTGCCCCGCGCCCCTCACGCCGCATCACCTACGACCTTCTCCATGTGCAGGGCCTCTACGTCGGCCACGGTTGGGTGACCCTACACACCACCTTCGACCGTGACGAAGCGGACGCCCGCCTGCGGCAGCTGCGGGGTAAAGCCCCGTTGGTGACCTACCGGGTTGAAACCGTGCGCGTGCGCAGCAAGTCCATGCAGACCGTGGGGTTGAGCTGATGCCCGCTAAGCGTCAATACGACGCACTCGACATCGTGCTGATGATCACCCTCGCCGCGCGCATCCACGGCACCGACGCGGCGGTGCGCGCCACCGCCAAAAGCATCCTGAAGAAGATCCCGCAGGCCGACCGACACGGCGTGCGCCGCTTCATCACCGCCAAGTACCCGTTGCGGGTCGCCGACATGCTGCTCGATGCCCTGGTGGTGGTGCAGGAAGAGAACAACCCCTAGGAAAGTGAGACCTTATGAAAGCGCAAGAACTGCGAAGCGGCACCGTCGTGCAGCTGAACCCGGAAACCGTCGGCAACAAAAGTTTCGCCGCCTGCTTCATGGTAGTGACCGAGTCCAGAACCTGGGGCTGCAAGGGCTACATCACGAGCATCGGGGAAGGGGAGCCCGGCGGACTGGCCTACTACCGCGCCAACTGGGAAGAAATGGAACTGGTTGGTTACGCCGAGTGGATTGCCAAGTAGCCCCGCAAGGCCCGGTCCAGGGCCTTCGCTAACTGTTAATTACTAACAAGCAATTACGAACTAGCAATTCGCCGTTGCTAGTTTGGGCAATATGACATCGGGTTTGGGAACCCCGACTATCGTTAAATGACTGGGGCGGGTTGGTTGGGAGATCGCCGTGCACGTAGTCAGTAAGAAGCGCTGGGAGATCGACACAGGGAGCGTGGCCTTTACCGAGACCGTGATTCAGTGCGTCGACCACGACGCCGTACTGGCCGCCCTGAGCGGCTACCGCTTGCAGAATGGAGCACCACCCCTCGATCCACGAATCCTTTTCGGGTTGTTTGACCTGAAGGTTCAGCTGTGCCCGGTCTCCCTGTGGGGGGCTGACGGCTTGGCAGACAGCGTGACGATTTACCGGCTGCACTAGGGAAATAACTAAACGGCAGAATGATCTGCCAGGAGCCTGAACATGTTAATGGAACAACTGGTTTGCATGGATCTCCCCCCCGCCAACCCACCCGCCCCGCGTGCGCAGCAGGCCATCCCGCTGACGTTGCGCACCCTTCGGCACACCTTGCCCTGCGGCACCGAGATTCTGGCGGTGGCGGTGCAAGCCAAGCACCGTGACACCACGTACAGCATCGTCGCGCTGCCCGGCTTCGAAGGCGGCGGCCGTGACGTCGACTGCTCGATGCTGTCGCGCAACGTGATCGAGGCCTACACCCCGAAAAAATTCAACCCCGAGAGTCAGGTGCCCGAAGCGGTCTGGCCACCCTTGGCCCCCACCGTGCGCCTGATCAGCGGCCAGCCGTTCGAGGGCTGGCAGTTCCCCGAAACCTCCATGACCCGCCGTCTGGAACGCACTTTCGCCCAGGCCGAGCCGCTGCTGCGCCAGCTGTGCAACCTGCTGCAGAGTCGGCTGGTCAAGGGCACGCGCAAGGTCTCCACCTCTGTGCTGGTCGACCGGATCAACGACATTCTCAACCGCGCTTGAGGGCTGGGTATGTTCTGGATTCTGCAGGCGAAAGTGCGGCTGCAAGACTGGTGGACACGGGCGTTCGCGCTGCGTGACAGCTACTTTTTGGCCACCCTGGAAACGCCGGACGGTCGACGCTGGCAGGTGCCCGTGGTAGCCCCGGACTATGGCGATGCCTTTCTCTGGCTGGCCCAGCACTACCCGCAGAACGAAATCATCGACGTTCAGCTGCAGCGCTGGGGGTAGGGCATGGCCGCGTATTACAACGAGATCGATCCCTACGCCGCGCAGTGGCTGCGCAACCTGATCACGGCGGGCCTGATCGCCCCCGGTGTCGTGGACGAAAGGAGTATCGAAGATGTCGAGCCCCGTGACCTGTTCGGGTTCACCCAGTGCCATTTCTTCGCCGGCCTTGGGGGCTGGTCTTATGCCCTCCGCGCCGCTGGATGGCCTGATGACCGGGCTGTATGGTCTGGATCTTGTCCGTGTCAGCCTTTCTCCGCGGCAGGCGCTGGAGCGGGGTTTGAGGACCCAAGACACCTCTGGCCAAGTTTTGCCTGGCTCATCGAGCAGTCAAAGCCTGCAGTCATCTTTGGAGAGCAGGTTGCAAGCAAGCCTGTCGACCCTTGGGTCGACCTTGTACACGCTAACCTGGAAGCCCTGGATTACGCCTTCGGGGCCGTCCCGTTCCCGTCTGCGGGGGTCGGCGCGCCGCACATCCGTGACCGGCTTTACTGGGTGGCCTACGCCAACCGCCAGTCTGGCGGACAAGGGCGTGCGCTCAACCGAGGGTGGGATGCGCGAAGCGATGCGCAACCACGGGCCGGACTTGGCCGCAGCGGTCACCTTGGCGGGCTGGCCGACCCCGATGGCGGGAACCCCGGCACAGAACGGGAACAACGCGGCGGGGAACAACGACAGCTCGCGCAAGACGGTGGACGTGGTGGCCTATCACCTATGTGGCTGGACCACGCCGACCACCCGGGACCACAAGGACACCCCGGGCATGGTCGCCACGCGGGACGGCAAGGAACGCAACGACCAGCTGCCGCGGCAGGCCTACCTGTGCACCCCGGCCCGGTTAACAGCTTCTGGCGAGACGCTGACTGGCTCGGCTGCCGAGATGGAAGGTGGCGGCCAGTTGAGGCCGGAACATTCCCGTTGGCTCATGGGATACCCGCCCGAGTGGGACGCCTGCGCGCCTATGGCAATGCCGTCAACGCGAAAGCCGCGCAAGCCTTCATAGAAGTATTCATGGACCAGTAAAGGGAGAAGGACATGGGCTACCCGTCGCGTGTACATGCGTGTCTCGACCTGAGCCCCTTGCCGGACCCCGCGACGGCGCCGTTCTCACCCCGGCCGGTGATGGGCGGCCAGCACCTCGGCCAGTGGATGGTCGGCGCACCAGGACAGGCGCCGATCTACCGCAACACCCCGCAGCGCGCCGATGCGATCTTCGGCTGGCTGGTGGGCTTCTGGCACGGCCAGGGCTACTTCGAAGAGGTCCACGGCGACCTCTACGACCGGCTCACCGGCAAGCGCCTGCGCACCGGCTACCGCGAGCTGTTCTACCAGATCGTCGACGGCCACCAGTTGCGCGCCACGCTGCGCTTCATGGAAGACAGCGTCGAGGGCCACCGCTACGTGTTCTTCACCGACGAAGGCACGGCGGTCTGCCGCCAGTGCGTGCGTGAACAGCTGCGCGACCTGATCTTCGGTCTGCGGCACCCCGAGTCGTACACCCTGCGGGTGGTCGGCACCGAACTGCGTTACACCCAGCCACTGAGCTGTGAATGCTGCTACGGGGAGATTCCCGCGAGCGAGGGCCGACCATGAACGACGCTAATCTGACCACGCAGATCCTTGCCACCTGTCGAAAAGTGCGCGGCGAGGGGCAGTACCTGGACGTCGATTTTATGCTGCCGTCGGTGCTGTACTTTCGTAACGACGCCTTCGAATATCACTTTCGCGACCAGGGTGCGCAGAAGATGTTGGACCACTACCGACCCCTCGCCGAACAGACTGGCTTACCCTTGCGAGACGTGTTGCTGTGGGCTGCGCAGGTCTGGGACCTGTCCGGTAATCAGCTAAGTTTTGGAGGTTAGAAAGGCGCAGTTGACAAAACTTAGCGCACCTGTTGGCCTCTGCTACGCTCTACGTTGCCCGGGAACAGGGGCAACCTTGGGGTCCTAAAATAATGCAGGCAAAATGCTAAGGGGGCTTGTATAAGCTTTTGAATGTTGGCAGTTTATGCGCTGCAGGACGCCCTAACACTCGAAGAAGAAAAGGACTAGACGAATGGCTTTGAATACATCATCAGGATTTAGCAGACTGGCTAACACAGAGGCCGGCATACGCAGTGTGTTAGCGTCAATCATCGTAGAGCCCGAGCCCAAGCACCGCCCCTTTGTATCCAAGAAGAAAGAAGCCAAGCGCAAATTAGCTGAACAACAAGCCCAGCTGGCCTTGCTTCAAGCGTCTACCCTAGATCAGATAACGTTCAACAGTTCAGACCCGTCCCCGCTAACCGCCGCCGCCCAACAGCGGGCCGAGTTAGACGACCTCGCAGCGCAACTGCGGCGCGACTGGGGCTTAGATACAACCCCCGCTGAACCTGCTCCCGTTGTCGTTAAGAAGAAAACCCCGCTTAAAGCCAAGCCGCCGTTAGAAACAGCCGAAGCGGCCTTCACGCGCCCTAAAACCAAACACCACGCCACGCTAATCAAGCGGCAGATCGAAGTGGTGCTACAGGTGGCGCGTGCTGATGGCACGCTAATTCCGTTCTATCACTGTGACCCCGGTATCAATACCTTAGAAGCCGAACTAGCGGCAGGCCGTAAGGCCCGCGAGTACGGCTTACGTGTTATCGAAACCATCGCCATCACCCGCAAAGAATATGCTCGCGAGATTTAACTTCGTGTAGTCTGCGTGCCGGGCAGCTTCTTAGCTGCCCATATTCTTTTAATAATAAGGACATGCCTATGTTAGCTATTGAACAGTACCGCGAACTCGAACTGCAACTTGCTCAGAAGTACACCTACCTCGAAGCCCTCAAGCAAGACCCGCAACTGCAGAAAGAGATAGCCTTCGACGTGGCCCTGGACGACTTCCTTGCGCAGCACTCGATGAACAAGGTCAAGCTGCAGCTGTTCTTGAAAGCGGACATCACCTCGGACTTCTACAAGAAGCCGGTCGCCAGCAAGACTAAGGCGACTCGCGCGACTGGTCCCGAGGACGCAAAGACGTTCCTCAACCCCCACACCGGCGACGTGCTGACGATCAAACGCCTGAGCCACGGCACCTACAAACTGTGGGTCGAGACCTACGGCGAAGACGTCGTGCAGTCGTGGCTACAGGCCTAAGTTCCACCTGCTGAACCGTTGAAATTACCCCACTAAGGAAGTACAGATGTTCAAGATCGCCGAGTTTAAAGCCGCGCAATTGGCGCTGGCCAAACAAGTTACCGCCGTCGAAGAACTCAGGAATGATCCTGAGCTGAAACGCGAACTGGAATTCGACGCCGAGCTGGAAGACCTGCTGTCTAAATACTCGATGTCCAAGGACAAGCTGTACGCCTTCATGCACGGGCAGCAGATGGCGATCAAGGCCGCCGAGAAGTCGAGCGCGCCTAAAGGCAAGGCGCATGTGGGCAAGATGAAACGCTGGACCAACCCGCACAGCGGCGACGTGGTTGACTCCGGCCGCCGCGATCACCTCACCATCAAGGGCTGGATCGAGCAGTTCGGTTTGAAGACCGTCCTGACTTGGGCGAAGCCGATCTAACCCCATGCGCGTTGAAGATAAATACATCCTCGACGGGCAGACGCCGGTGCAGGTCTTCGACTTGATGGAGTGGGCCAACTGGTATCAGAAGGCCGACCGCCGTGTGGCCAAGGACTTCGTCGGCAGGGCGGAAATCAGTACGGTCTTTCTCAGCATGGACCACAACTGGTACGGCCCCAACCATCCGCCGGTGTTGTTTGAAACCATGGTCTTCGGCGGCGGGTTTCTCAACGAAGAAATGGTGCGCTACTGCACCTGGGCCGAAGCGGAAGCCGGGCACAAGGACGTGGTCGAAACGGTGCAGGCGTATGCCGACCGCCTGCAGCGCTACGACGCGCTGCGCGAGCATGATCGTTACCTGCGCTTCCCTAAACCCAAGCGGGCGCCGTTTTGGTGCCCGAGCACCATCTTCAAGGAGCCCCGACGCAAATGGAAACGGACAGCTACCTGACGAAGTGCGGGTCATGAGACGCCTGACCCCGGGCTATCGGATGTTCCTGTGCGAGGCGTGCGGTAACGCGTGGCAGGAACCGACCCGCGACTGTCACTCGCCCTCGGGCGAACACTGCCCGGACGAAGACTGCATGGAGTTCACGGCCCCCAGCGGCCACGAGGAACACCCCGAGTGGCCCACGGACGCCAGCGGTAACCTGATGACGTGGTATGCGCTGGGCGGGACCGCCCAGCGCGATGGCAAACCCTAGCCGGCGTCGGCGCTGCGCTCCACCACCTGGGTGCGCAGCGTTTCGGCCTGGCCCTCGGTGAGGAAGCCGTGGGCCTGCAGGAACTGGATGCAGGTGTGCGCCCGCCCGGTGTTGGAGTTGGCCTCCCACGCACCGTTCGTGGCGTGCGCCTCCGGCCATGGCTTGGTCTTCTTGACTGGGGCAGGGGGTTGGGCAGGGGTTGGGGTGGGTGCGTTGCTCACGTCGTTCTCCATGCCCGCAGTGGGCGGCGGCTGAAAAGAGGGAAGGGCGCTAGCCCCACCTACAGTGTGGCATCGAATCCGAAATCGCTGACCGCTGACTACGCTCAAATGAATCCGACCGCCCGAGTCGGAACGTAGGCGAGACCTCCGCGATGCACACCCAAGACCTCAGAGCGCTGCTGGAAAAAGGCGTCATTCGACTCGTGTTCCTCAAAGCCGACAACACCGAGCGCACCATGCTGGCCACGCTGCACCCCACTCACATGCCACCGCCACCGCCGTCCTCCCCGGGAGGACGCCCCGGTCGCCCCATGCCCGACGATCACCTGCTGGTGTGGGACATGGAGGCGAAGGCGCTGCGCAGTTTTAACGTCGGGCGCTTGTTGGAAGCGCCCGTTTTGCTGGAGAGCCTATGAAACCTGAACAGATCCGCGAACAAGAGCGCCGCCTCGCGGCGCTCACCTACGAGCAGTCGCCGTGCCGGGCGTTCCATCTGTTTCCGCAGGCCGCCGAGCCGGACGAGTGGATCGAACTGCTCACCGGCCGCGACGGTGAAGGCTTCCTGACCTACATCCTGCACGCCGAAGCGCGCCGCCGGTTGAAGTCGGTCGGCCTGTCGGAACTGGCACCAGGGCAATGGACCCTGGCCCTTGGTTTCGCCGGCGACCTGTGGGCGGCCTACACCCTCAAGGCCGTGGCCCGCAGCAGCTGGTCGCGTGTCACGTTCCCGCTGGCCGACCTGCGCAGGGATTGGCCCGAGGGCGTGGTGCTGGAACCGGACGAAGCCGAATTCACCCTGACCATCCTCACCGACCTGTTCGGCCTCGTGCTGCCGGGCGAGGACTGGCTGGTGCTGGTGTTCCTCGCCAACGAGTACCCGTCCTACGAAATCCTGGGCCTCGGCGAGCGCTTGCTCGGCGACGAGTTTCAGCTCGCCGCCTACCTGCAGGAACCCAGCCCGCTGACGCGCCTGCCACGCCCAGTGTTCAAACTGGAATTCCCCAAGGCCGCGCCACTGGAACGCATCCAGTTCCTGCCGGCGCGCCCCGACATCGATGTAGACCCTGACAAAGACCCGAGCGACCGGCTGTTCAAGGAGCACTGGATCTTGCGTCTGCTGAACCCACCTGAGAAGGAGTGACACCATGAACAAAATTGCCAGTCTCGCGGACTTCCGCGCCAAACGCGGCATGCCCCCGGCCGTGATCCCGGTCGAGTGTGGCCCGCTGGAACGGGTGCTCAGGCACTACGGAAAATTCGACATGTGCCTGACCCGCAAGGTCCAGCCGGAGAACGCCATGCGCCTGCTGGCCAGTTCCTGCGCGACCTCGATCGTGCTGTGGGCCGTGCAGCAGGGGCGCATGGTCGACGGCGCGGCGCGCTTCCAGTTCTTCGCCGATGGCGAGCTGCTGCAGGTCAGGGTCAACCGCATCGGCCCGGCGGGTGGCCCATGGAACGCACAGGTATTTCAGATGGTCCGCACCACCCTCGAACCGCAGCCGCTGGCACGGCTGCCGCGCAGCAAAGGCGCGTTCAAACCGTTGATGACCCTGCCGATGTCGGATTTCTACCGTCTAAGCTGACAGGTAGGCGGCGGGTATTCGACCGCTATCCGAACCAGAGCTGGGGGTAGTTCATGAACGACGACAAGGTCAAGAAACCAACGAAGTGGTCACCGGAAGACGCAACGTTCAAGGTGATCAAACAGGGCGCGGTCGGCTACGACCAGATGACGCAGGAGTTCCGGGGGCGGGGCACCCCGGGCCAACCGACCACCGTGCTGTATGACTCGGTCGCCCTGCGGTACAACCAGTGCGAGCCCGGGGATCTGTTCATCCTCTCGCTGCCCAACAAGCCCAGCATCAGCAACCTGCGCAAGAATCTGAAGGCGCGCGGCATGGGCGACGGCGACTATCGCCTGTTCCGTCCGTCCCACGATGAAAGCGGTCGGCCCTACCACATCAACCAGCGCCCGCTGGTGTTGCAGCGGCTGACGAAGAAGCTGATGACCACCATCCAACCGTTCCCGGCGCATGCCGCCAAGCTGGCAAAACTGGCCGAGCAGCGCGGCACTTCGCCGGAGTTCCAGACGAGTGAAATTCCAGTAAACCCGTGGCCTGCAGAGGAGATTTCGGCAGGAATCGAGAACGTGATTCATACTTGAATCTTGAGGGTAAGTTGGTGTGACCGCTCCCGCGCGAAAGGACGGCACACAAAGTTTAGAGCCCGGGCAACCGGGCCTTTTTTTCCTCAGAGCTTCTGTACTAGGTACAGCCACCCTCCGGTTTGGGGGGATTCACCCGGGGGCAAAATGGACAAGAACGACCGGACCACTGTCGGGGATCGCATGCCCGAATCTGAACGCCTGGCGTTCATCCGCACCACCGCTGAAAAGCACAGCCTGTCCCACAAGGACCTCGCCTTTTTCACTGGGTATTCCCAGGACAGCGTCGGCGGCTGGCTGTCTGACACCGACTCCCCGCGCCACCGCATCGTACCCGCCCGCGCTGTCGACCGTCTGATGCACGAACTGCGTTCAGGTCTCGTAAAAGGCAGCAAATAGGGGTCGGCATGTATCACTACTATCAGCGGTCGGAGCACGACGCCTGGTTCCTGCTTTCCAGTCAGGGTGAAGAAGACCCGGTCGAACTGGCCAAGGCGCAGGGCGCGAAAAAGCTGACGATCCTTGCCTTGAACCAGATGGTCAGCGACGGCACTGACCCCGAGATCCCGCGCAACCGCGACAAGATCGGCTACCGCGGGCCGTTGTATTTTGACATCGACTGCAAGGACGACCTCGGTCAGGCGATCAGCAGCGGCCAGGAACTGCTTGGCAAGCTGACCCGCATGGGCGTGCCGAAGGGCTGCATCGAAATCTACCTGTCGGGCAGCAAGGGCCTGCACATCCTCGTCAATGAAGCGCTGTTCGCCGCGCGCCGCTTCACCCTGCGGCTGCCGGAAATCTACAAGGAAATGGCCCGCGACCTGTTCGTCATCGGCCTCGACTTCTCGGTGTACAGCAGCGGCCGGGGCAACAGTTTCCGCATCGTCAACCTGCAGCGGCATGACGGCAAGTACCGGGTGCCGGTGACCGCCGAGGAACTGGCCGAGCTGACCGTCGACCGCTACCGCGAACTGGTCCAGGCGCCGCGCGTGGTCGAAGTCGACGACCCGCAGGGGCTGGTGATACACGAACTCAAGGCCCTGTTTGAAGAGGCCAAGAAGCGCGTCAACGCCAAGCCGAAGCTGGTGATCATCGCCTCGTCGGCGGACATGGAAGCCATCCGCGAACCGGTGCCGGCGTGCATCCAGATGCTGTGCGACAACGACTCGCTGAAGGCGGACGCCTCCTACAACCAGGCCGCGACCCAGCTGGCCACCTACATCGTGCGCGCCCGGGTGTCGCAGAGCGTGGCCGAAAGCCTCGCCGCGCGGCTGGCCAGCAGCGCCAAGTCGAGCAAGTACAACACGCCGAAGTTGCGCCGCGACCACATCGAAGCGCAGATCCGCTACGTCGAACACACCCCGACCTTCAGCTTCGGCTGCAACGCGATCCGCTCGCTGCTGAGCAAGCGCCCGTGTGAAGGCTGCGCGATCGAGACCGGTACCAACAAGGACGGCAACCCGGACGCCGGCCTGTGCGCGGTGGCGGAACCGGACGGCTATTACATCCGTCAGGGTGACGGCAAGCGGCGCATCAGCAACTTCATCCTGCAGCCGGTGGACGTGTTCATCGACGTGCCGCAGGACGGCACCCGGCCGCGCCGGGTCGGCACCCGCATGTCGGTGATGAAGGACGGCGTGGACCTGGGCAAGATCATTTTCAAAGAGCCGGCGTTCTCTAGCCGCTCGGCCTTTCTGCGAGAACTCGAAGGCATCACCGACCTGACGTTTCAGGGCACGGACCTCGACATCCAGAAAATCAAGATTGCTGTGTTTCGGGAGGACCAGGACGTGGGCGAGATTTTTCAGGTCTACACCGCCGGGGTCCACCTGGATTTCGTCGACAACAGCCCGGTGTTCACTTACGTGGAACCGGACATGAGCGTCAACTCGGTCAAGGTGCGCGGCACCCACCAGTTCCTTGGCAACCTGCTGGCCCGGCCGTACTTCGCGCACACCGCCATGGCGGAACGCGCTGACGAGGCGGTGGACCAGGCCCTGCACCGGTTGCTGAAGATCAACCAGAAGCACGAGATCGGGCTGATGGTCGGCTGGACCATCGCGGCGCACTTCAAGACCCACTTCATGCACCTGTACAGCCAGTTCCCGGTCCTCTGCCTGTGGGGTAGCGCCGGCTCCGGCAAGTCCAAGACCGCCGGGCTGATCACTTGGCTCAACGGCACCGACTACATGCTCAAGGACAGCGGGGTCAGCGCCCCGTCGACCTCGCACTACGGGATGCTCGAATACCTGTCGAGCACCACGACCATCCCCCGGGTGATCGAGGAATTCAACAAGTCGAAGATGACCACCATGGCCTACAAGGACGTCGGCGAACGGATCAAGCAGGCGTGGAACGGCGAGTCGACCCTCAAGGGCCGCATCGGCCGTGGCCACATGGGCCGCTCCAGCGCCGAAGCGATTGCCATCCCGCTGTCCTCACCGCTGATTGTGATTTCCGAACAGGAAATCGAGGTGCCGGCGATTCAGGAACGCAGCGTGCAGATCCACCTGACCAAACTCAAGCGCGCCCACTGCCGCGAGCACTTCTACCATGCCAACAAGAACCGCGAGGAACTGCGCAAGCTGGGCAAGGCGATCATGGCCGTGGCCCTGACCACCCCGCCCGAAGAGATCGAGGCGCTGATGGACAAGGCCGACCTGCTGCTGCCCGAGCAAATGGACGACCGCCCGCGCTACTCCTTGCAGGTGATCCTCGTCGGCCTGTGGAAACTGCAGCAGGTCTGCGAGGAACTGCACCTGTTCAACGCGCTGAAGACCCTCGAACCGATCATCAAGATGGTGGTCACCCGCTTCACCAGCAACGGCGACGGCTACGTGCAGAGCGAGATCGACCTGGTGATGCAGAAGATCGCGGTCATCGTGGCCATTTCGCGCAGCGCCGAGGAAGCCACCAAGGGCAACGTGTACCTCACCGATGGTCTGCACTACGCGGTCACGCCCGAGTATCTGGTGCTCGACCCGGTGCTGGCCCACGCCAGTTACACCCGCTATTGCAACGTCGACGAACGCAGCACGCCGGTGATCAACAGCGGCGCGCAGTTCGTCAAGCTGATCAACGAAGAACCGTACTTCGTCAAATACGCCCCGTTCGCCGGGATGGGCGGCGGTCGACCTATGCTGTTCCTATCGCTGCAGGAATTGCAGGCGAAGGACATCGACACCAGTTTGCTGGGCATGGGAGGTAACCATGCAGGGTCCCACTTTAGCTGAATACTTCCAGCGCGCCGGCATCGACCGCTATCCCGCGTTCGCGCCGTTCGTGCAACTGAAGCACCCGCCGTTCCAGACCCAGGTCGACGGCCTGAGCCTGTGCGTGCACCACCAGTGGTACGGCCTGCTCGATGAGACCGGCGCCGGCAAGACCATTCCGGTGGTCGGTGCCGCGCTGCACTACATCGGCATGGGCAACAAGGTCGTGGTGCTGACGCTGGCCACCCTGATCTACCAGTTCGCCGAGTCCGTGGTCGAAGAGTTCCACGGCATCGACAAGTACGTGAAGGTGCATGTGCTGGACGAAGCCCCGGCCAAGCGCGCCAAGCTGTTCGCCCAGTGGGACGTCGACGGCTGGCCTGAAATGATGGTGCTCAGCTATGAGCTGTTCGCCCACCAGAAACTGTTCCAGACCCTAAAGGCGCAGGGCTACGACGTGCTGATCACCGACGAGAGCCAGAAGTGGAAGGCCCCGGAGTGCACGCTGGCCAAGCGCATCGGCGAGTACGTCGGCGACCCGCTGGCCCCGGACACGGCGTTTTTCCCGATGACGGGGACGCCCATGCACACCTACCTGACCGATTGCTACACCCTGATGACCTTCCTCAGTCCCGGGGCGTATGACTCCTACGACCAGTTCCTGCGCCGGCACTGCCGCTTCCGCCTGATCCGCCTGAAGGTGCCGAAGATCACCAAGGGGGGCAAGCGCATCAGCAAGGTACGCACGCTGGCCGGCTACCAGCGCCACGCCGAACTGTCGGCCAACCTGTACGCCAAGGCCCGCCGTGTGCTGAAAAGCGCGATCCCCGAGCTGCGTGACCTGAAGGAACCGATCATCACCGAAGTGCCGATCAAGTTGAGCCCGGCGCACCGCGAGCTGTACCGCAAGTTGACCGTGGAACGTTTCCTCGACATGGGTGACGGCACCATCCTCACCGCGTTGCAGGAACAGGACCTGCGACAGAAGTCCCTGCAGGTCGTGACCTGCCCCGAACTGTTCCTGCAGGACGGGCAGAAAATCGACAACCAGGTGTTGGCCACCTGCCGCGAGCTGGTCGAGGGCGTGGGCGCGGAATCGAAGGTGATCCTGTTCGTCAACTTCCGCGAGACCGTGGCGCGCTACGCCACCTTCTTCGCCGACCTGAACCCGGCGACCATGAACGGCGACCTGTCGCCGACCCAGCGTCAGGCCAACACCGACAAGTTCCTCAACGACCCGACCTGCCGCCTGCTGGTGGCCAACCCGCGATCCGCCGGCGCCGGCTTCAACTTCCAGTCGGTCAGCCACACGGTAATTTTCGCCGAACCGACCGGCTCGCCGGGCGAATTCAAACAGGCGATGGACCGGGTCGTCCGGCCGGGCCAGCTCTGGCAGTGCAACATCTACGTGCTCAAGGCGCTGGAAACCCTCGCGCCGAATGCGATCAAGAACATGCTCAGAAGGGATCAGGACATCGGGCAGGTCACGCTCGATCCTCGCACCCTGCGGCACTTTTATAACGTGGCGTAAGCCCGTGCAGGATTCCGGCATGCCGGAACAACAAGCGGCGAGAACAGCCGCACTGAGAACGACAAGCTGAAGTTGAAGCTGAAGACCTAGGAGTATCAAAAATGCCACTCATCAAAGATGGTAATGCTGTAAGCAAGGAAGCTGTCCAGACCGCCGAGGCCAACGCGGCGCAGGACAACGACACCACCTTGCAGGACGAGGCCTCCGTGTTGGAGGGACCGGCGGTCCTGGAAACTGAACTCTCAGCCGAACCGCCACCGCAATCCACCCGCACCGACGTCGCCCCGCGCGCTGAAGGTCAAGTGGCGCGCGTCGGCGGACAGTCCGCAACCATGCAGGAAATGGAAGACGCGGGGTTCGGTGGGGGACACATCGACTTCACCAGTTTCACCAACATCGTCCTGAAAGACGGGGAGTTCCAGCTGGTAGGGACCACCAAGTCGTTCTCGGCCACGGAAGGTTTCATCGGCACCGTCCTGCAGTCGAAGGCGAAATTTGCCATGCGCTGCGGCAACGACGACGAGGCCGACGTGGTGTTCGCCTACGACAAGGCAGACTTCAACAACGTGGAAACCGAGGCCGGTGCCCACGTCGCGGAGTGGCGCGCCGAAGGCTTGAAGCCTGAGCTGAAGGAATACGCCGAGCTGTTCGTGATGGTCGAGACCGTGAAATCCGCCGATTGCAAGGAGCTGGAAGGCGATGCGGTGGTGGTCCAGGTGTCGCCGATGTCGATTGGCCGATGGGCTGGCTATAAGTTCAAGCTGCGCAGCCGCACCGGCCGCAACCCTAACGGCTACCTGACGCACTTCTTCCGTGGCGAGAAAGTCACCGCCGCGAAATTCCCCTTCTACCCATGGGACTTTAAATTTGTCGCGCTGATCCCCTAAGCCTCACGGCTAGCTGTGGTTTGCCGGCGGGCACGACGCCCGCCGGCATGCTCTCTTGTCGTCTAAGGAAAGGGGTGGACCGTGAAAATTCAAGGACTTGCATTGCTCGACGTGCGTGGTTTGCTCATGCACGCCTACCACCGGGGCATCGACCCCGACGCCAAATTGAGCCCGTTGACTGACAAGCCGGTGAACTCGGCCGGCTATGGTCTGCGCGGCTTCCTCGACACATATCTCATTCCCCTGCTTCACGATTTCTCCCCGCTCAACATCGTCGCGGTGTGGGATGGCGGCAACAACTACCGCGAAGGCCTGTTCGCCGGCTACAAAGCCAAGCGCCACGCCGAAGAGAAAGACCCCGCCGTTGAGGCGCAGCTCACCAAGATGCTCGACATGGCCAAGGCCTTGCTCGCCTACTGCGGCGCGTTCAACGTGCGCGTGGAAGGGGTCGAGGCGGACGACGTGATCGGTGCCTTCTGCCGCTACTTCCCCGAACTCCAGAAGCTGGTGCACACGGTCGACCGCGACCTGCTGCAGCTGGCCGACGACAACACCCTGGTGCTGGTCAAGGCCCTGCCCGCCGACGACTTCGAAGGCTACCCCGTCCGCTACGTGCGCATCTACAAGTCGCTGGTGGGGGACAAGACCGACGAATACGGCGGCGTGCCGCAGGTCGGGGTGGCGGCCTTTAAGTTCCTCGTCGACACCTATGGCTGGGACGGCATCGAGCAGCTGGAAGCCTGCGTGGCCAGCAACGACTACACCTTTCTGCTGGAAGCGGTCGAGGCCACCGGCTGCAAGGTGCTGCGCAAAATCTACGAGCACCGCACCACCTGGCGCCTGATGTACACGCTGGCCGGGCTGCACCCGGAACTGTTGTACGGCACGCTGGGCCGCAAGATCATCCGCCCGGAATGGTACGTGCGCTTACCGGACGCGACCAAAGTGCAGGACCTGCTGAAGATCGCCGGCGATGCGGACCTGTTCGAGCACTTCGCGCCGCACATGCCGACCATGACCCTGGTCACCCCGGACAACTGGGAAGAAGTGCACGCCGCGTATGCCGAGGGCCTGCGCGACACGCCGCTGGCCAGCTTTGACTACGAGACCTATGACTCGCTCGGCCATGACTGGCGCCCGGCCTTGCCCGACACGGTCAAGAGCTACGTCGACGTGCTGTCGGCCCGCCTCACCGGCGGCTCGTTCACCTACGGGTCGAACCTGCAGCACACCTTTTACCTGCCGGTGCAGCACCGCGACACGGCCAACCTGGACAAGGTGCGGCTGGTCGACCTGCTGCTCGACATCGAAGACGCAGGCCTCGACTTCGTCGCGCACAACACCCGCTTCGAAGAGCAGCTGACCAAACAGGACCTCGATTTCCAGCTCGACGGCCCGGTGTGCACGCAGATGCTCGGCACCTACGTCGACGAGAACATGGAGCAGGGCCTGAAGGCGCACGCGCGCCAGTGGCTGAAGTACGACCAGGTCGAGTACGCGAGCCTGATGGCCCAGTTCGGCGCGCGCGACATGCGCGACCTGACCGGCGCCCAGGTGCTGCACTACGCCTGCGATGACGCCTTTGTCGCCGCGCGGCTGGCGGTGCTGTTCTTCTTCATCCTCAAACTCGAACAGCAATGGAAGTTCGCCTACGAAGAAGACCGGTTCACCGTCCACCCGTTCAACCGCAGCTTTGAGACCGGGGTCCAGCTCGACAGCCCGGGCATGACCGAGCTGGCCGACGCCGATGCGAAGGTGGTGAAGAACAACAACGAACGCATGCACAGCCTGCTGGCCGAGCACTGCAAGGACATCGACGAGACCGGGGCCGAGGGCCTGCGGCTGGCCGAGGGCAACAACCTGCTGCAGCTGCACCTGCACGACAAACTGAACCGGGCGCAGGCCCAGGCCAAGGTCGCCGAGACCTATGAGCGCTGGCGGCAGGGCTCGGTGTACCGGCCGTATTGCGAAACCTTCTGCCCGGCCGAGTTCACCGCCACCGACAAGGGCTTCACCCGCGTGGCGGATCTGGTCGGGCTGCCGGTGGCCATGGCCGGCGTCAGTGCCAAGGGCATCACCGCGTGGCTGGTGGCCAGCCAGAACTACCTCAAGCAACGCGGCAGCACCGACCCCCGCGCGGCGCGGCTGGTCGAGCTGGTGCAGGCCGCCGCCGGCGAGATCCGCACCCGCAAAGGCGAGGCGTTCCTTGCGCTGAAGGCGTTCATCGAGAGCGAGGTGATTCACCAGGACGGTGTGCGCGAAATCTCCGGCGACGAACTCAATCTGAACTCGCCCAAGCAGATGCAGGAACTGCTGTATTGCAAACTGCAGCTGCCGGTGCGCCTGCGCACCCTGCCGCAGAAGGGCAGCCGGCGCGACGAACTCGGCCTGGAAGGCAACCCCGGAACGGACAAGGACGCCATGCAGGCGGCCATCGCCGAGGACTGCCCCGAGGGCGACTGGCGCCGCGAAGTGCTCCAGCTGCTGCTGGAAACCAAGGAGTGCATGACCCGGCAGTCGCTGTATTACGCCAAGTACCCGCACTGGCGGCACCCAGCCACCGGCGTGTGGCACCCCGGCACGCGCAACTGCGGGACCAAGACGCGGCGCCCGGCCGGCAGCAGCCTGAACATCCTCGCGGTGAGCAAGGGGCCGTTGCGCTCGATCTTCCTGCCGCGGTTCAAGGGGCACGTCATCGTCGCCCTCGACTTCAGCGGGCAGGAACTGCGCATTACCGGCAGCGAGTCGCGCGACCCGGTGCTGATCGAGGCCTACACCGGCGGCGGCACCTACGTCGACGACGACGGCATGACCCGGGCGATCTTCAAGGACATCCACTCCGTCACCGGCTGTACGTTTGCCGGCAAGGTGCTGGAGAAGGCGCTGGGTAGCGAGATCCTGAAGCGCCTGGCGTTCGATGAAACCGGCAGCATGGACTACGAGCAGTTCGTCAGCCTGCTGCACGGCGGCGACCACGTCTATGAAATGGTCGGCGACCTCGCGCTGCCGCTGGGCAAGGTCATCGTCAAGATCCGCAAGATGGCCAAGACCGTCAACTTCCTGATCATCTACGGCGGTCAGGCCTTCAGCATGGGCATGAAACTGGGCGTCCCGCAGGTGTTCGCCCAGCAGATCATCGACGGCGTGTTCGCCGGCTACCCGCGCCTCGCGCCGTGGCAGCAGGAAAACATCGCCGTGGCCAAGCGGCAGGGGTACATCACCACCGCCTTCGGCACCCGCAAACATTGCGACCCGAACATTCTCAGCCGCGACGGTTCGCTGCGCGCCCGCGCAGAACGCCAGACCAACAACCACCAGATCCAGGGCTGCGCCGCCGACATCCTCAAGGTGGTGCTGACCAAGGCCCACCACACCCAGCTCTACGAAGAGACCCGCTCGCACCTGATCGCGCCGGTGTACGACGAACTGGTCAACTCGGTGCCGATCGACAACGTGTTCGAGTTCGCATCCCGCGCTCAGGACCTGATGAACCTCACCCCGCCGGGCCACGTCATCCCGATGCTGGCCGAGGTGTCGGTGGGGCGCAACTGGTACGACGCCAGCCAGAACGAACTGGGGGATCGACCGTCGCAGCGCAAGGTTGAAGCGCTGTTCGACCAGTGGGCCAAAGAGGGGTGGGTCGCATGACTATTCAACTGAACGACCAGCAGCGCGATGCCGTGGATGAAATGCTCACCTTCGCCGAGAGCGAAGAGTCGTATTTCATGCTTGAAGGCCGCGCCGGCACGGGCAAAAGTACCAGCGCGCAGACCTTCTGCCGCGAGACGCGCCAGAGCGTAGTGATGACCGCGCCGACCAACAAGGCGACCAAGGTCCTCAAGCAGATGTGCGAGACCGAGCTGCAGGGGATGGTGCCGACCCGCACGATCTACTCCCTGCTCGGGTTGCGCATGGACAACAGCGGCGAGGTCAAGCAGGTGCGCGCAGCCGAGGGTTTCAACCAGGCCAGCGCCTACAACGTGGTGATCGTCGACGAAGGCTCGATGGCCAACAACGGGCTGATGTACCACATCGAGCGCACCGCCCGCACCGAAGGGGTGAAGTTCCTGTTCATGGCCGACCGCACCCAGTTGCCACCGGTGGGGGAGGAACAGTCGCCGGTGTTCGACATCGGCTACCGCCGTGAGCTGACCAAGGTCGAGCGCCACGACAACCAGATTCTGGCCATGGCCACGCACATGCGTGAGTGCATCCTGCACGGGGTGTCCTTGAACCTGTTCAGCGCAAACGACGAGAAGGGTGGGGTCTACCTGCTCAACTACAAGAAGCTGCGGGCCAAGGCGGTCGACGCCTTCACCAGCGACAGCTACGCGAAGGACCCCGGCTCGATCAAGGTGATCGCCTGGCGCAACGACACCGTGGCCATGTACAACGGCATGATCCGCGAGGCCATGTATGGCGCCAAGCTCGCCGCCGAGGCCCCGTTCCAGCCGGGCGAGCGGGTGGTGGTCTGCCAGCCGATCATGTCCCCGGACGGCAAAGAGACACTCATGACCACGGACGAAGAGGGCACGGTGTTCTCGATCGATGTCCAGCAGCACCCGGTGTTCTCCGAACTGACCTGCTACCGCGTCGAGGTCCAGCCGGAACTGGAAGCCCACATGCTGGTGACCTGCTGGGTCATCCATGAAAGCTCGGAACGCGCCCACAAGCGCCTGCTCATCGACCTGTCCAACAACGCCAAGGCGGGCGGCGGCTGGCCGGCGTTCTGGAAGGCCAAGGAAGCCATCCACGACGTGCGCCCCAGCCACGCGATCACCGCCCACCGCGCGCAGGGCTCGACCTACGAGTCCGTGTTCGTCGACTCCGCTGACATCCTGCTGAACAAAAACTACCTGGAATCCCTGCAATGCCTGAACGTGGCCTGCACCCGGCCGCGACGCATCCTGGCGATCAGCAAATGAAGACACCTCAAGAGAAGGGCAAGGAGTTCGAGGAACAATTCCGCTTGTTCCTCAAGGACTTGATGCACAAGCACCCGGTGGCCAGCGCACGCTTCTACGACACCCACTCGGCCGGCACCTACCTGCCGGACCAACCCGGCGACACCATCGCCTGCGTGCGCGGGATCTGCCACCTGTTCGAACTCAAGTCCAGCGAGGTGCACAGCAGCCTGACCGCCGGCCTGTCCAAGCTGCTGGCCCATCACCAGGCCTCGCACCTGAAGATTTGGGCACGCGCCGGGGCCAGCACCCACGTCGTGTTCTGGCAGCAGCACACCGGGGCGGTTGAACTGTGGGACGGCGAGGCGGTGGCCATCGTCCGCAACGAACCGCACATGCGCCTCAAGGCCGACGGCGTCTGCGACATCTACCCCGACTTTGAAGCCTTCAAGACCGGCTTCACCGCAGCCCTATTGAACAACCCGCGGTACACCGCGAAGAAGGTATACAGATGACGGACATTCTCGTGTTCACGGACCCGCACCTGGGCAAGAACCTCGTGTCGCACACCACCCCGGACAGCCGCCGGCGCCTGCGTGACAGCCTGTATGAACAGGTGTTCGGCGTCCTCGATCGCTTCCCGCGGGCCAAGAAGGTCTGCCTCGGCGACCTGTTCGACCGCTACCAGAACCAGGAGGACGTGATCTGGCAGGGGATGAAAATCACCAAGCGGCTGGACTACCTGATGGCGGGCAACCACGACCTGCTCAACGACCGCGACCGTATCGGCACCCTGCAACTGTTGCACAAGGGGGAGGCCGGGCCGATTCAGCTGACGCCGTTCGGCGAGGCGCAGGGGTTCGTGCATTACGTGCTGCCGGGGGTGGCGTTCCTGTTCGTGCCGCACCACAGCACCGATGAGCTTTTCCATGAATCGCTGAAGGCCGCCAGCGACTGGGTGCGCGGCAGCAAACCGTCGCTGACCAAGGCCTACTTGTGCCTGCACTGCAACTACGACTCCGGCTTTGCCACCGACGACACCGCGCTGTCGTTGACGCGCAAGCAGGCCAAGGACCTGCTCGATGACGGCTTCGACTACCTGCTGATCGGCCACGACCACCACCCCCGGGAAGACTGGGAAGGGCGGGTGATCATCCTCGGCAACACGCACCCCACCGGCTTCGGCGACATCACCGACAAGCGCGTGTTGCTGATCCGCCCGGATGGCCGCCACGAATTCCACCCCGTGTGGCTGCAGGCGGCCGGCTTCCGGCTGCTCGATGTCAACGACCTGCTCGCCCCGGACTTTGACTTTGACGTACTGGGGTTTGCCCAGTTCGTGGAAATCATCGGTGAACTGGCGGCCAGCCAGGTGATGGATCTGGCCCGGGCGGTGCGCAAGCTCTGGCAGGTCTGCCAGCCGTATGCCGTGCGCAACCGTGTCGAGGTGACCAAGGCCGGCACCTGCGAGACGCTGGCCGACCACGACTTTCACCAGTTGGACATGGTGATCCGCGCCGAGCTGATCAAGCGCGCCGATCTGGTCGAACTGTTCGACGCCTTTTGGGCCGACACCGCGCCCGCTATGCAAGAAGAGGAAGCGTGACATGGAAATCGAAATCATCAGCGGTCCACCAGCCAGCGGCAAAACCACCAAGCTGCGTCAGTACGAACAGGAGTACCAGAACGCCGGCAAGGCGGTGCTGCACATCCACTCGGAGTTCACCCTCGCTGGCATCCGCCGGCGCCTGATCCTCGCTGGCTTGCAGGGCTACGCGGCGGTGATGCTCGACGACTGCTCGAAAGACAAACTGAAGAAGCTGTTGCGGGCACAGAAAGAGATCGAGGAACGCATGGACTGCGACCTGAAACTCTACATCGTGGAGGCTGCGTGATGCTGGAGCGCCTGGAACTCAACTTCTTCAAGAAACACGAACACCTGGTGCTGAACTTCACCGCCGGGCTCAACGGACTGATGGCGCCGAACTACTGCGGCAAGACCACGGTGCTCTACGGCATCCTCTATTGCCTCGGCGGTGCGCGGCTGGTGCCGGGCACGCGCCTGCACACCCGGGGCACCAACAGCGGCTTCCGGCAAGTGCTGACGCTGTCCTTCAGCGGCAAGGGGCGCTACCGCATCGAGCGCACGAAGAACGGCGCCAGCCTGACCGAGCTGTGCCCCGACAACACCGAGCAACCGGTGGCCACCGGCACCAACCCGGTCAATCAGGCGATCTCGCGGCTGCTGGGCATGCCGCTCAAGCGCTTCGCGCAGATCAAGTACGCCAAGCAGCGCAAGGCCGCCGCCCTGCTGGAGGCCGGCAGCACCGAGTTGTTCAAGATCATCACCGAGCTGACCGGGCTGGAGCGCGTCAGCCTGGTGATGGACCGGGTCAGCGGCCAGCTCAAGGCCTGGCGTCTGGTGCAGGACGAAACCCCGCTGACCGACATCAGCGAGCAACAGGGGCAGGTGTTGCGCTGGCTGACCGAGGAAACCGGGTGCGACACCGAGCTGGCTGAACTGCACAAGGAGCTGACCACGCTGAAGGTCAACCGCACCAAAGCCGGTGACCATGAACGGCGGCTGGCCACTGCACAAACGGCGGTGTACAGCGCCACCACCACCGTGCGCCAGGCGGAACACGAAGTCACCAGCGCCCGCGCCCACCTGGACGAGGCCGAGCGCAAGGTCGACGAGTTCCGGGGGGCGCCCCTGGACGAGCAGACGCTGGCCGAACTGGAACAGCGTCTGACCGCGCTGCGCGAGCAGCTGCAGGCCGACAAGCAGGTGCGCGCCCAAGCCAAGCAGATCGAAGCCGACCTGCAGGACGTGCAGGCCGACCTGCAGCGCGCCACGGACAAGACCACGCCGCTGCGCGAGGCGGCCGAACGCCTGCGCAACGCCGGCACCGGGGTCGATCTGGACACCCTGCACGAGGCGGCGGCGGACACCAAGGCCGCAGTCCAGACCTGCAGCGTCAAGTTGCAGGGGCTGATCGAGGCCGGCAAGGACGGGGTCTGCGAAGGCTGTCAGCGTCCGTTCGAGGCCTTCGACCCGCAGGCGCATGCCGAGCACGTCGAGCGCCTGCAGGAAGAACTGCACCTGAAGATGCGGGAGGCCGACGCCGCCAAGGCCGCGCTCGACGGCGGGATCTCCTACCGCACGGATCTGGCGCTGGCCGAAAGCCGGTTGAGCCAGGCCGGCAACCAGGTGCACGCCCTGCAGCAGGCCGGCAGCCGCCTCACCACCCAGCTGCAGGCGGCCACCGTCGCGGTGCTGGGCCTGCCCCCGATGGAATCGATCAGCCCGCAGATCGAGCAGCTGCAGGGGCAAATCACCACCGGGCGGCAGGACGCCCTGCGTCAGGCAACGCTGCAGCAGAACCTGACCACGGGGCAGAGCGACCTGTTGCGCCGCAACATGGCCCTAGAAGCGGCGCGCTCCGCGCTGCAGCAGATCCAGGTCGAGCACATGGTGGTGGGGGTGGACCTGCCGGTCGCGCTGCAACACCACCGGCTGGAAGCCGACCGCCTCGACATCCAGATCCGCCGCCTGAACGAGCAGGTCACCGGGCTGGGCAACCAGCAACACGCGGTGCATGAGCAGCGCATCGCCCTAGAGCGCAGCCTGATGGCCGCCGCCGAGCGCAACCGCCAGCACGAGCAGGCGGCCCTCAAGGTCATCCAGCTGACCGAACTGCTCGGACACATCCGCAACAACCGCGACCGCTACAGCAAGCAGGTGTGGGACGTGTTCATGGCCTCGGCCTCGATGTTCGCCAACAACGCCACCGGCGGCGTGATCGAGTCGATCAGTCGCGGCGAGGACGGGGCCTTCACCTTCGTCGAGGACGGGTTCGAGATGGAGCAGGCCGAAGCCTCGGGCGCGCAGCTGGCGATCATCGGCACTGCCGTGCAACTGGCACTGGACGCCGCCGCGCTGTCGCCGCTGAACCTGGTGCTGCTGGACGAACCCACCGCCGACATGGACCCGGAGCGGGCGCTGGCCTTCAGCACCCTGCTGGTCGGCAGCGGCAAGCAGGTGGTGATGGTGTCCCACCGCGAAATGGACGCCACGGTCTTTGATAACACCTTGGAGATTTGATCATGAGCGATGCGGCCGATGCTGCGGGGGACGAACAGGAGTTGGTCGAGGCCTTGCTGCTGCGGCAGCATCAGGAGGCGGCGGCCAAACACCGAGAGGCGCTGAATGCGTTCACCGGCGAATGCCTGAACTGTGACGCGCCCCTAGAAACGGGGCGCTATTGCGATGAGAACTGCCGCGTCGACCACGAAAAGCGGGTCAGCGCGTCGAGACGCCGGTGAAGTAACCGGGCGGCACGAAGTCCTGGGCGTTCAGGCCCAGGCCCGCCTTGCGCTTGTTCCAGTAGGCCCAGCCGAAGCTGCGCACCGCTGAGTAGATGGCGTAGCGCTCGGCTTTGTCGATGCCCCGGGCTTCCATGGCCGCCAGAAAGATCGCATCGGACTGCGCCCGGGTGAAGCGCTGCGAACTGTACAGCCAGTCGTGCAGCACCGCCGGCGCCCGCAGCGGGCCGTTGACGTTGAACACGTTGCGGAACACGCGCGGGATCGAGGCCAGGTCGGTGATGTAGCCCCGGGGCACGATCAGTTTGTCATCGTTGTGCAGGGCAATCAGCGGCTGATCCACCACCCACTCATTCGGCACGGACAAGCCGTTGAGCATGAACTCCTGCAGGTCTAGGGTGCTGATGAACTGGAAGGCGCTCATAACCGGTCAACCTTGTCGATGACCTTGTCCAACCGGTCGACGTTGTCTTCCAGCGCCTTGGCCACCGCGTCCTCGATCACTTCGGTCGGCTTGCGCTCGTCACGGAAGATCAGGATCAGCGACAGCACCAGTGCGACCCCGGCCGCCGCCTGCTCGATGGGCACCCCGAACTTGGCCGAAACCGCCCCCAACCCAAGGGTCAGCCCCTGCCACGTTGACGGCTGCTGCAGGTAGCGCAGCAAGAGATCCAACAACCGCTTACGACTTTCAGGACTGCCCATAATTCCCCCCCTGCCGGATTGTTCCGGTCTTCCCCGACTTCAAAATCATCTCGATCACGGCCTGCTGCACCTGCAGCGCGCGGATCTTCTCGTTGAGCTTTTCCAACTCACCCTGCAGTTGCTCGCGCGAGGTGTAGTCCTTCAACAGGGAGGCGATGGCCATCTTGGCCGAGGCCTGTTCGTTCTCAATCGCGCTGAGTTTCTGGTTGGTGGCCGCCATGTGGGCGGCCAGGACGGGGCCTTGTTTCACCAGGTCCTGCACGCTGGACAGGAAACCAAACAGGATCGCGGTGGCCAGCGTGGCACTCACGGCGGTGACAATGCGGGCAAGCCGCGAATACCCGGCCCGGCGTTCTTCGATGGTCGTAGGCATTGTTGGCTCTCCTTCGGTTAGGTCAACAAACGACGGTGACAATAGGCTGCTGCACGGTGGCCACGACACTGGAATACGCCACTTCGATAACCAACTGTGAAACGACTGTGCTCGGGGTGCCGGTGTTCGCCACCTCGATAGCCAGCTGTGAAACGGTCGTGCTCGGGGTCCCCGAGTTCGCCACCTCCATCACGGCTTGGGAGAGGGCCACGGTCCCTGTGCCACTGGTTAGCGGCGCGGTATCCCCTGCGGTGCCAAACGCTGCGAAGTCGATGTCGATGTCGCCGGTCGACTCAAAGTTGCCCACCCCGGCCCAGCCTGCGGCAGTGATAGCACTGTCGGTGGCGCTGACCTGCCAAGCACTGGGCTCGACCGTGCCGTCCTCCCATATGCGGGCCTGTAGCGAGGTCCCGTTAACCCGGAACCGTAGGTAATACCAAGTAGCCGACTTGAAACTGCCGTTGTCATAGGCCGTGCCGAGGTTGGTAGCTGTCCCCGCCACCCACTTGCCGAGTTGCAGCGTGCCCTGGTTCGTGGTCGAGAAGGTTACCCAGTACGAAGTTTCCGCGCCTGAAGCCCCAGACCCGCGCAGATGGAGGTAGGTTTGGAGGAACGCGCCAAATCCCACCACACTGGCTTTGAAACGAATCAGCCCCTCGCTGTCCGCGTGGGCTGATACGGCGTCCCACGACAGCAACCGGCGTGCATCGGCCGTGGAGGCCTTGCGCAGTACCTTCCCGCCTTCGGTGTTGGCCAGCGTCGTGGCCAACCAAGTGACGTTGCTGGTGACCCAGCGCGCCGTCCAGTCCGATGGCTGTGCGGCGGCAGTGTAGCTGCCGAAGTTCGTGCTGTAGGTGGTCATTGGAGTCCCTTACAGGTCAGCGGACACGCGCACGCCGAACTCGGCCGCGTTGAAGTTCGCAATTGTCCAGGCCGCCCCGGTGTTAGGGTCCGTTTGCCACCCCTGCATCAGGTACTTCCAAGTGGTCGACAGCGGCGCGGACGCCGCGAAGTTCTCCGTCGCGCCGGACTTGCAGAACAGGTCAGCCCCACGGAACCCCGAGTCGTTTTTGCTGGTGTAGGCGTTGAGCTGCACTGCCTGGATGGTCCCTGACCCCGACACGTCCTGGAACCCGAAGGAATCCTTGGTCAATGCAACGGCCGACGACACATAGTCGGAGGTGTTCGGAGTGGTTTCGTCGACCAGGGTGTAGTGTGTGGAGCCGGTGCTGCACGTCATGCCGGTGTAAGTGCCGTCTGCGTTCGTGTAGTACGCCTTGACACTCACGTCGCCCAAGTAGCCCCCGGACTCCGCGCTGCTGCTGGTGCTGCTGCGGATGTACACATCATCCCAGTACCCGGATGCAGGGGAAATCAGAATCACCCGGTTCGCCGTGTTGTAGCTCTGTGACACGGTATCGCCCGTGAAGGTGGCATCGACCACGCCATTGATCTTGAGTTCGGCGGTGCCCACTGTGTCATCCAGGAAGACCTTGAACTCGATGTAGACGAAGGTGCTCATAGGCATGGTAAAGCTGCCCGTGGCGAGGGTAGCCGCCGAACCACTTGCCCCGGTGATCCCGGCGCTAGTAGATCGCACAATCCTGAACTTGCCGTCGCTCAGCAAGTTGAGAGAAATCTGCGTAGTCCCGGTGTTGCCGGCTAGGTCGTTGCCCACGGACCAAACTACGGTGCCGTTTGAGCCCACCGTAGCGCCAGGAACACCGTACATATGAAACGCCAACCCCATGCAGAAGTTTCGACTCGTGGGGGTGATCTTGGTCAATCTGGTGCTTGTACCGATATTGTTTGCTTTCCCCCCATTGCGCGCAGTGGTGCTCTGGATGGAGGCGCCGTCGGGGGAGTAGTCCCACTTTTTGTCAATGTCCGCAGAGGCGTAGTGGTCAAACCCATCGAGAAAGGTGTAGTCCCAGGCCATATCAGCGTACTCCTTTGAGGGTGAGGCCAAGCGTGGCCAAGGTGGCATCCGGCGTGGCCGGTCCGACCAGTTTCAACACGTCGCCCGCAGCGAAACTCACGGGCGAAGCGGCGATAAAAGTGGCGGTGGTGGCTGCCGCAGCGAAGCGCAGGGTGCCCACCGAGGTGCCATTTTTCTTGATGTCGAAGTCGGTCTGCGCGGTGGCGGCCGTAGTGGCAACCCCATACGACCCGGCGAATGCGGCGGCGAAGGTCACGGCGACCGGCATGGGCAGGTGGATCAGCACCAGGCTCGCGGTGGTTACGCCGTTCCAGGTGCAGTTGGCAGCAAAGGGTTCGTCGACAAACTCCAGCGCCGTGGCGCCGCTGTTGACCCGTACTTTCTTGAGTGCCGCGCCGGTGTAGTTGGCCGGCACATCGGACAGGCCGGTAAACGCCGTGGCCCCAGTGGTGTCGGTAACGAACTCCAAGCCAGTCCCTGCCGAGTTGACCCGAACCTTTTTGTTGGCGGCGCCGGTGTAGTTCGCCGGCACGTCTGTGAGGCTGGTAAAGGCGCGTGTGTCTGCCACAAACTCCAATGCCGTGCCGGCCGAGTTGACGCGCACTTTGTAGGTGGCCGCGCCGGTGTAGTTGGCTGGGGCATCACTGAGGCCTGTGAAAGCAGTGACCCCGGCAGTGTCGGTGACAAACTCCAGCCCTGTACCCGCAGAGTTGACCTTGACCTTCATGTTCGCCGCGCCAGTGTAGTTGGCCGGTGCGTCACTCAGGCCGGTGAAGGCGGTGATGCCCGCCGGCACCGTGACAAACTCCAACCCCGAGGCGTCGGACTTGACTTTGACCGTCTTGCTGCCTTGCCCGGTGTAACTGGTGGGCGCATCCGTGAGCCCGATGAAACTGGTGGGGGTGGCGCCGGCCGAAAACTCGATACCACTCTCATCGCCCTTGACGGTGACCACCTTGAACGCGGAACCCGCATAGGAGTCCGGCGTGTCGGTCAGACCGAGCAGGGTTGTCATGGTCAGCGGGGCGAACTCCAGCGCCGTCATCGCCGCGTTGACCCGGACGAATTTCAAGGCGCTGGAGGTGTAGTTGGCCGGGGTGTCCGGCAACTCCAGAAAATTCTGCGGGCCGGTGCCGGCGGCGAACTCGACGGCGGTGCCGGCGGCATTGACCCGCAGCACCATCAGGGCGCTGGCGGCGTAGCTGTCAGGCGTGTCGGTCAAGGCGAGTAGGGTCGATGGGGCCGCTGCCGCCGTAAACTCCAGCCCGCTCTCGTCCCCCTTGACCGACACAACGCGGTAGGCCTGACCGGCGTAACTCGCCGGGGTGTCGGTCAGGGCCAGATAGGTGGACACCGGGTCGCCAAACACCAGTGCGGTTTCGCCGACGTTGACGATCGGCACCTTGCCCGCCTGCCCGGTGTAGCTCGCTGGGGCGTCGGTGAGGCCGGTAAACACAGTGGGAGCGGCGGCGCTGGAATACTCCAGCCCGCTCTCGTCGGCCTTGACCTTGACTACTTTGTTCGCCTGCCCGGCATAGCTCGCCGGCACGTCGGTCAAGTCGGTGAACACCGAGGCGCCGCCGCTGCCGGCGGCGGTCGCAATCGACACCACGTTGGTACCGTCGCAGAACAACGCGCCGTTGGTGCCGCTGGCCAGTGCCACGCCGGTGCCGCTGGCGGTCTTCACAGTCACGGCGAAGGCGCCGGCGGTGTCGTTGTCGATGAAGTAGACCTTGGCCTTGGCCGGCACGATCAGGTTGCGCGCCGCTGTTGGGGTCCCGGTCAGGCGGATCACCCCCTGTTCCAGGGCTTCGGTGGCGGTCAGGGTGACGTCGGCGGTGGTGATCGCCTTGCTGAGCAAAGCGCTGAAGGCCTTTTCCGTGGCTTCGATGCGCTTGTCCGGGCTGGCGTAACTCAGGCCGGAGTAGCTGCTGCTGAGCAGATCGAGCAGGTCCTGGTAGCCCGGAGCGTAGCTGGCCAGCTTGGCCACCGTGCCGAACGCCGAGCCGGTCCAGACCACCGAGTACAGCGCCGCCGCGCTGCTGGTGTCCCGGTAGGGGATGCCGTCAATCCCCATGCGCACGTAGTAGGTGCCGGCGGTGGCGCCACTGAACGGAATCACCGTGGTGGTGGCCTTGTACGCCATCAGCGCGCTGCTGGCGTTCCAATAGAAGCCGGGCTGCAGCGTCAGGTTGGTGCCCGAGGTGCTGCTGGCGAACGAGGTCTCGCCGATCACCGCCACGGCGGTCGGGCCGAACATCGCCTTGCCGATGTTGAACAGGTTCCCCGGACTGGCCGACGCTTGCTGCAAGGTGTAGACCGTGCCCTGCAGGGTGTTGACCGAGGATTCGAGGGTGTCGTAGTTCGCGTTGTGCTTGGCGATGTAGGCCGTTTCACCGGTCGTCGCTAGGCGCTGCAGTGTGATTGTCATTCCTTTACCTCAACTCGATCAGAACGCCGTCGCGGAAAATCCCGGTGGCGCCATACGGCACCACGCCATAACCACCGAAGGTGGCCAGTTCGTCATAGGTCAGGGCACGCGCCACCAGGCCGATCTCGGCCGTCGGGCCAAGGTCGTAGGGGATCGGGCCGAAGCTCGGGTCGGGGATGTGCACCGGCACGCGGGTGTAGGTGCCCGGGCGGCGCTTCGACAGGCCGATGACTTCCCAGCGCCCGGTCTCGGAACGGCGCAGGCGCACGGCGGTGCCGGCATCGGAATAGATCAAGTTGCGGCTGTTGGCGGCGATCGGCACGTTGCGCAGCGGCGTCACCACCTCGTCGCCGGTGTTGCTGTCGAGGGTCTTGATGCCCACGTCAACGTCGCAGCCGTAGGTCAGGGCCAGGCCATCGGTCACCAGCAGGGTCGGGCGCGTCAGGATGGTGCCGTCGATCTCGCGGATCGACTGGTCGATCTCGCCCCGGATGAGGTACGTCAGTAACCCGGCCATCAGACGCGGAACCCGTTCACGGCGAGGGAGGCCGGCGCGCCGCGGCTCAGGTCACGGTTGAAGCCGGTGACGTACAGGCGCGAATTGTCCGGCAGCTGCAGGATGTCGCCGGGTTCGATGGCCGGGTGGTCGATGATCTCGACGTTCCAGCTGATCGCCGCGAGGGAGCGGTACAGCAGTTCACGCACGGTGATCTGCTGGGCGTGGCCTTCGTTCATCACGAAGTCGCTGTCCATCGTTTCTTCGAGGCGCAGCCACTCCGGGGTGCTGTCGTTGTAGGCCTCAGTGGTGTTGGATTCGTGGACGTAGTCGAACGGCTCGCCCCAGATTTCATACACGCCGGTACCCAGCGACATGATGATCAGAAAGAACGCCACCTGCCCGATGGCTTCGTAGATCCGGCCAATCGGGATGGTCACGCCGCCGCCGAGGGCGGCCACACCGTCCGGTTCGGTCGCCGCGTACAACATCGCCGCCATCGCGGCGGTGGCCAAGGTTGGCACCCAGGCATCGGTGGTGACGGTGATCTTCCCGCTGAATTCGCTTCTCTGTTCGTAGTCCTCGTCCCCCACCGGCAGCAGGCTGTCGTTGACGGAGGCGACCACTTTCATCCAGGTGTTTTCGGCGCGCTGTCGGCGGTCCTCGGACCAGTACAGCTCGCGTTCCTGCTTCAGCTTGAAGAACCCGGCGGTGATGCTCTCGCGGGCCAGCACTTGCGACTGCTGCAAGCTCTTGCTCAGGTTGGGGTCGAGCCACTTGAGGACGACGCTGGTCACCGGCAACTTGTTGCGCGAGCCGCTGATTTTCAGCAGCCGTTCAGAGGTCAGGATCAGGTCAGGGGCGCGCACGATGTCGCGCGAGATCGGCTTGAATTTGCCGAGGGCATCGACCCGGGGTTCCTGTCCGGCGACCTGCAGGATCTGCGTCAGCATGTCCCACGCCGGCAGGTCGGCCAGCTGGGTGTCGCCGTGCACGGTGCTGACGCCAAGGGTCAGGGAGCCCCGAATTTCCGAGGTGGTCAGGCCGACGGCCAAGAGCACGTCGCGGGCAATAATGCCCAGCTCACTGCCGGCCGGGTAGATGTTGCCGACCCAGTTGGTGTTGCGCCACAACGGGTTGCTGTCGCGACTGCGCACGGTCAGGCCCATCGCCCGCTCGCCGCGCGCCTCGGTGTAGTTCGACAGGTCCTCGATCTGCCCGTTGACCAGCGGGTAGCCGTCCAGCTTGACCTGAATCAGGTCGCCGATCTTCGGCTGCGCCACGCCGTAGAGTTCCGTATGGAACACTAGGCCCACGGTGAGGCCGGTTTCGTTGTGGCTGACGTTGTCGGCGTAGGGGCTCAGGTCCTGATACGCCGTTGCGGTGCCGGCGATCAGCTGTGCCCATGAGGTGGTCGCTGCCTGGAAATGCAGCAATTGGACGTTCCGCAGTACGTCCTCACTGGGGTAGCGCGCGTAAGGGTAATCCGTGACCATTAGGGTACCGTCACTTCACTAGTGATGGAATTTGCGCCGGCAAGTACGCCAGCCAGTTGGACTTGCACGGTTCCGTTGTTTTCCGTCGACTTCCTGGACGGGCTCACGGTTGCCGCTGCTTCATCTCCTAGAGTGTAGGTCAGCTCCTGACCTACGATCCCTTCCGCCGCACCGCCGTACACCCGGTTGAACACCGGCACGACTTTGTCCTTCTGCGGGTAGCGCAGGGGGATCGGCGGGGTCATACCAACCGGCAACGCCACCGGGTAGAAACCCTTGATCACCGTGTTGCAGTCGCCATCGGGCAAGGTGTCGGGGGCTCTGTGGCAGAACAGCACCCGGCGCATGAACGGGTCCCAAGTGAACGCGGTATCGCCCCAACTGAAGCCGCCGCTGACCAACCCGGTGTGCAGCACGCCTGTCACTTCACCGGTTTCGTAGTTGAAGGCGGTCAGGTTGCCGGTGGTTTCCACGGCGTAAGCCATTGGCGGTTCCGCGATGAAAATGAACTCGATGTTGCCGGCCACGTTGATCGTGCGCAGCCAGTCGCCGGTGGACAGTTGGCAGACCGACAGTTGCGAAGACGTATTGTTGTGCAGACGGGTGATCACCACGTCTCGGGTCGGGTCAACAGCAAAGGTACTGGTCCCGGGAAACGCGCCACCGCTGCCGATGTTGGCCCCCATGTCGGTCAGCAGCACCGGGTGATCCGTGCTCAACCAGGTCACCGGGTTGAACTTCATCAGCGCAGCGGTGTAGAGGCTGGTGGCCCAAATGCTGCCGTCCGGGGCGGAAAACATGAAGCCGATCAAGAAGCTGGTGACGGTCTGACGCATGCCCTTAAATGCCCCCGTGCGACCATTCCACACGAAGGTTTGCACGCTCCAGCTTGGCCACTCGTCTTGGTTCACCACCATTACCAGGTGGATTTCGAATTCCCCGGGATAGGTGGGGTCCTTGATCGTGAACAGCCCGCGGAAAAAGCCCATGTACATGGTGTAGATCCGGTAGGCGTCGACCGTAGGACTCAGCCCGTAGAAGTAGCTGATGCCCCCGCCGGGCGGAAACAAACTCGTGCGGGGTACGTCGCGAGTGGTCAGCGGGTAGGTTGCCTTCGCAGACTCGAAAACCTGTTTGATCGGCATTAGAGCAGCACCCCTGCGGTGAGGTTGAAGTTGGCCCCAGTGCTGCCGATCGGCAAGGACACCCGGGTGCGTGCATAGCCGTCCGCGTCGGTGGTCGACTGCGCGATCTGCACCACGGCCGGCGTGGTGCAGGACCAATCCACCAGCACGCCGGCACAGGGCTCGCCATTGGCGCCGAGCAGGCGGGCGCGGTACTCGACCGAACCGCCTTGGCCCACGGTGCCGAGCGCCACGGGCGCGGAGAGGGAAGTGGGCACGGGCTCATCGGCATAAACGCTGATGGTGTCGTGGGCCTCGGGGCTGTACTCCGTGCGCACCACAAGCCACACCCCAAGGGCGGGTGAGTAGACCGGCGGAAGTTGGGCACTAAAACCGAGCTTGCGGTGCCAGCCGACGACCTCCCGATTGACGTGGTCGTACAGTACGGCGCCGTCCCTCGCCGCGATGAACACGGTCCCGGCGGCAGGGCCGGGGCTGAAGCTGACCCCGATGCCGCCGTAGTCCATGACCGGCAGCGTGGCCTCGATGGTGCCGGAGCCGGTCTCGCTGTGCAGGCGACTGCGCAGCGCCCCGAACAGCACCCGATCCGCCAGAAAATAGGCGCCGCTGCTCAGCCAGATGGAGTCCGGAACATCAGCCCCTTCGGGGTATAGGGTCACCGGGTGGACCGAGCGATTGGCGGAAACCACGAAACCCCCGTTGGAAACTCGGGCGATACCGGTGTACTGCGTGTCGTGGACAAAGATGTCATAGGCCGACAGCGAGGGGTTGCGCACCCCCGTGAAGCCGTCAATCTGCACCAGCGTGCCGGAGCTATACACGTCGCCCGTAGACTTGTGAACATTAGTCCCGCAGACCAAGGCCATCAGCGAATCGAACCACATTGGCTTACTGGTGATCCGCGCATAGTTGCCGTCGATGTCCTTCATCGGGAACGGCCCAGCCAGCAGACGCAGGGCCATATCAGGCCACCCTGCCGACAATGCGCAGCTTGACCGTCACCGGGTACTCCACCAGGTCGGTGCCGACCGTCTGCGGTGACATGGTCATGGGCGCACCGCCGACCTCGATCGCGGTGATGATCACCTGGAACTTCAGGCTGGTGACGTAAGATGGGTGCCACTCGATGTAGCCCACCGCCGGGTCCGGCGGGTTCATCCAGAACGCGGCCAAGGCCTTGAGCATGTCCAAGGGCATCGACAGGCCAGCGCTGGGCAGCCAGCGTTCCTCGGGGGCCACGTCGCGCAAGACCCCGGGCCACAGGGTGTTGGCCGTCGACGCCAAGGTCATCTGCGAGGTCCAGATCGGCGCGATCACCGCGTCCTCGGCCATGTTGGTCCACTCGTGAGGGGCCAGCGTGTACTCCAACGAGCCCAGCGTCGGGTGGATCATCCGGCCCCTGCCGGTGCCGGGCGCCGCCGCCGCGACCACCGATAAGGCGATGCTCTCGATCACCGGGCTGGCGTCGAGGATGGTGAAGTTGGTCGTTGCAGTCAGTAGGGCCATAACCACCTCACGGGACGTAGTGAACGCTGACGGTCGGCGTGTCGCCGGCGCTGCCAGGGTTGTAGCGGGCCAGCGCCACGCCTTGGGCGTCGGTGACCTCGCTGATCAGGGTCAGGGTGCCGGGGCCGCTCAGGGTCCACTGCACCGCGCGGTAGGCCGGGCCGGTGAACACCAGCAAGCAGTGGCCGTCCACGGGCACCTGAGTGCCGGTCAAGGCGCGAAGGGTCATCGGCGTGCCCTCTCGTTGAGGATCTGTTGATCCAGCCAATCACCCATGCGCATGCGCATTTGCGCCGGTTCGACCCGCACCTGGTACACGCTGGTACCGCCGGCCACGTTGCCGGACTGGCTGGCCGCAGGCGCCGCAGGGGTCGACCGCGACAGGTTGGCCTGGTCGGTGACGATGGCCCCGGAACGCGCGTTGAGCATCCGCCCGCTGTTGACCGCGTGGATGAAGTCCGGCCCCAGCGCGGCGGTGGCCTTGGCGTTGAGAATCCCTTCGCCGTTGGAAACCCGCAGCCCGGACACCTGACCGCCGGCGCCGGTGACATAGGTGGGAATCGAGTCGGAGGTGCCCGAGCCGGGGCCGTGGATGATCCCGCCGCCGGCGAAGCCATAGGCGCCCTTGTAGGTGGCCGACCCGCCGCCACCCCCGGCGAACGCACCCATCAGGTTGGTGGCCAGACTGAACAGGCCAATCGCCTGATCGTCGCCCTTGGAACTGCCCAGCCCCAACAGCCCGCCGATGTTGCCGAAGACTTTGCCGAAGCCGTTGGTGACGTTGTCGAGCAGGTTGGCGAACCCGCTGCCGAGCGAGGTGAAAAACACCTTGCCTTCGATGGCCGCCGTGTCGGCGAGGCCCGGGCTTTCGGCGACTTTCTTCAGCGCCTCGGCGGTTTCTTTCGGCAGGCAGCTGCCGTCTTTGGTGTCGCTTTCCTTGGGGCCGCTGCCAAACAGCGTGCTGACGACGCTGTCCATGAAGCCGCCGGCCTGGACGGGCGCCTCGGTCGCGGTGGTGCCACTGGCCGGTGCTTTGGACGCAGGCGTGCCTGCCCCGCCAAGGCCGAATTTCTGCAGCAGCGCCGGGAAGAACCCCTGGCCTTTGCCGTTCTGAGCACCAAACAACGTGCCGGTCAGGGTGCTGATCGTCTCGTTGCTCAGGGTTTTGATCAGGGTGCGCAGAGTCTCCTTCTTCAGCTGGGAGAACACCTTCTCGATGGAGCCGGACAGGCTCTCGCCTTCCAGCGCGGCATCGGCGAACGCATCCCCGACACTTTCCAGCGCGGTCACCACCTCGCTGTTGATGACCTCGCCGAAATGCTCCAGGGAGGATTCCGACTGCTCCAGTGCGCGGGAAATGACGTTCGGGTCGAAGGCTTTGGTGAACCCGCTTTTCCAGGTGCCGCTGACGCGTTCCAGCGCGAGCCCGGTTTGCCCCAGCTCGCGGTTCCAGTTGGCGGTCTCGTGCACCAGGTCGCGCTCGTACTCCTTCGCCAAGCGCAACGACTTGCTCAGTTCGGCATTGCCGGTGTCGGCATCCGAGGCGGCCTGCAGCCGGGTTACGTCGGCGGACGCCTTGCCCAGGTCGCTGCTGCTGGATTTGACGAGTTCCTGCAGGATGCCCATGCGTCCCTGCAGGAACTCGGTGCGCCGGCCGCGATTCCCGGGGATCAGCCCACGGTCTTCCAGTTCGGCGTCCCGCACCGGATTGCCGGTGGTCATGGTGATGTCGAGCAGGGAGGCGAGGTCTTCGCGTGCACCTTTCTCGCGACGGTAATTCAGTTCGAGGAAGCCGACCTGTTTCTGGTACTGGTCGAGCGCCTTCTCCCGCTCGGCGATCTCGGCTTCCGAGAGGTCGTTCTCCGTCCCTTGCAGCTTGATGCGCTCACGGAACGCCACCTTCAACTGTTCGCGGACATCATTCAGCTCGGCAATGGTGTCGTCGATGACCCCCTGTGGGGTCGCGTTGGTGGCGTTGTCCAGCACGCCCAGCAGGCGTTTCTCGCGGCCCTGCAGTTCACCCTCGGTGCGTTTGAGGTTGACCTTCTTCTCTTCGCGGTTGATCTGCTCCAGTTCTTTGGCGCGCTCGATCTCCAGCTTGGCAACCCGTGCTTTGGCGTCCAGCTCGTTCTTGAGAATGGTCTTGTCTTTGTCGATGTCGGTGTTCGACAAGTTGGCCACGCGCTGGCGTTCCGCCTCGGCGAGGTTTTCATTCTCCACCGCGATCTGCGCGTTGATCTTGGCGTTCAGCGAGTCGCGGGCGGCGGGGAACTGCTTGTTGGTGCGGTCGTCGTTGTACTGGGTGGTGGCTTTTTCCACCGCATCGCCCAGCGCCCGGCCTTGATCCAGCTCCTTTTTATAGGCCTTGCGGACTTCGGCCTGTTTCAGGTAGGTGTCGTTAAACGTCTTGGCCAGCGCCAAGAAATCCTTGTAGGCATCCGTGCCATTCAGCACATCCTCCATCGGGATGCCTTGGCTACCCGGCGCCGTGTAGGACAGCGCCTTCTCCCGGCCCACCGTGGTGTCCGGCATCTGCAACAGGTTGGTGCGGAAATCCGGGTTGGTGCGAACCTTCTCAAACAGTTCGTTGTTGACCGCGACCCGTGCGTCAATCTCGGCCACCGACTTGGCGCCGGTGATTTCCTGCCCTTTGGTGATCTCCTGGACCCCAGCTCCCACGAGGGTCTTGTTGGCCCCCGGGTCCAGCTTGTCCGCCGCCTGGATCAGGAATTCCTTGATCTGCTGCATGCGGCTGACGGCGTTTTTGCCGAGCTTTTCGTTTTCCTTTTCCAGCGACTGCACCGCCTGCCGGATGTCCACCCCGGCAGTGGCCGGGGGGCGGGTCAGCGAGATCGCCTTGATTTTCTGCAGCAGGGCTTCGGCCTGTAGCTTGGCCTCATTCTCTAGGAACCCGCCGCCACCCTTGGACCGCATCAGGTCGGAGAACGCCTGCGAGGCCATTTGCATGATGGTGATCTGCTGGCCAGCCACGAGCTTGCTGTCGCCGCGCATGATGTCCATCAGTTCAGGGAATCGAAGGGCCACTTCTTCAGTGACCACCGCCTCGATCTCTTTCGGGGATGTGGGTTTCTTGTCCTTTAGTGCCAGCTTTTCCAGCGTTTCGTGGGCTTTCGCCAGTTCGTTCGACAGGCTGTCGGCCTGCCCTTTGAGGTAGCCGTCCACCGCCGTGCCCATGCCGGCGATGGAGGCCAAGCTGCGGTCCAGCTGGACAGGGTCGATCTCTTTTAGTTTCGGGTACTTCTTAATCAGCTCGTCGATGCGAACTTCACGTTCGCTGATGGTCAGGTTGCTGTAGCTCTGCGCCAGCTTCACCAGCTGCTGGCGCTGGTCCTCCAGCCCCGGGCCGAACACCCGGGCAATGGTCAGGTTCAGGTCGTCGGACACCTTCTCGATCTTGACCAGCCCGTCGCCTGCGCTGCCTACGGTCTCGCCGAGTTTGGCCAGGCGGATGTCCGTGTTGCGCGCCGAGTCTTCGAATTGTTGGAATTCCAACCGTTTCCGCGACAAGCCTTGGGCGCCGGAGTTGGCCTGATCCACCGCTTCTTCGGGGGTTGGCCCGCTGGAGAACATTTCCCCGATCTTGTTTTTGAAGTAGTTGCGCGGCGCGGCGAACGGGTTAACCGCCGAGTCAATCGAACCGAAAAGGCTGTTGGGTCCCGACAGCGACACCTCGCCCATCGAGCGGCGCTTGAGGTCCCACTCATCCAGCTTCTGGATGGCGTTGTCGAGGCCCTGGAACACATCGGCGAAGTAGCCCAGCAGGCCTTCACTGCGGTTGTAGGTGAAGCTGGTAATGGTCGAGATCAGGCGGGTAAAACTGGCGTTCAACCCTTCGATGGTGGTGGCGGCGCCTTCTGCCGCAGCGCGGCCGAAGGTGATCTTGCCTTCGTTGGCGGCCAGTTCCTCCAGGTTCGAAATCATCGCCTTGATGGCGTTCGTCGAACGGATGTCGAAGGCGCGCGAGAGGTCCATCGCCCCCTCATCGTTGAAGCCCAGGCGTTTCAGTTCGGTCAGGGCGGCAATCAGCGGCGACCGGCCACGGCTGAACGCGAAGAAGCGGGCGCGCACCGCTTCGGCGCCCATGTTCTCACCGAGGTCGCGGTAGCGCGCTTGCAGCGCCTTGATCAGCTTGGCGTCAGGGCTGAAGATTTCCAGCATGCCTTGCCGAAGTCCCGTCGCCGCCGTGCTTTGTTTCAAGCCGGCATTTCTCAGCGTGGCCACGGCGGCCAGGAACTGCTCTGAGGTCAGGTTAAAGCTCTTGGCGGTCTGCGCGCCCAAGGACAGGATGGTCTTCAGATCCTCGGCGGTCAGCTTGGAAATGTTGATCGCTTTGGCCAGCTGGTTGCTGATCGTGTCGTCCGACAGATCCTTGAACACCGAGCGCGTGGTCGACAGCAGATCCGCCGCCACCTCAAGGTTGGCCCCAGTGGCCGCCGCAAAGTTGGCGGTGGCCTGCAGCGAGGTGTTCAGTTCCTCGACCGAGATACCGGCCTGCGCGAGGACCTTGGTCGCCTTGGTCAGGTCCAGCAAGGAGAACTTACTGGTGCGGGCCACGTCCGAAATGGTACTGGTCAGCTTGCCCATCTGCGCATCGGTCGACCCCGTGACCGCCTGAATATCCAGCAGCTCGGTTTGCAGGTCGATCAGCGATTTCCCCAGCGCGGTGAAGACGGCGACCAGCCCGTACAGCGAGCCGTAGCCAATGGCGTACTTGAGGAACGAGCGCAGGGTTTGTTGCAGCAGGTTGAGGCCGGCACCGGCGGGTTTGGCTGCGGCGGTCAGGATGTCCAGATCAGCGGCGAACTTGCGCGAGGCGTCACCGGCCGCGTTCAACGCTTCCTTGTTGTTACCGCCCAGTTTTTCCAGCTGCTTGCCATACGTGACCTGCTCGGCCTGCCGGGCTCGCAAGTACCCCAGCGCCTTTTTCGCTTCAGACCCTTCAAGGCTCGCCACCCCGCCGCCGCTCAGCGAGGCGGTTTCATAAATCCGCTTGCCTTCGGCATGCGCCTGCGAGCTGCCGAAGGTGTTCAGCCTCGGCATGCCGCGCACGGTGGTCGCCAGGTGGTCGAGGCGCTGGTCGATCAGGGCGATGGTCTTGGCGTACTCGTCACCTGCCTTGCGCGCCGTGTCGAACTCGCCAGTGCTAACCCCTACGGTGCGCGCCGCCGACTCTTGTTGCGCGCGCAGCTGGTTCAGCTCGGCGTTGGCAAAGGTTCTGGCGCGCTGCAGGGCGCGGCGGTCGGTGTGGCCGCTGAAATCCCCGTTGGCTTCCTCCAGCAACTGTTTGCCGTTGGCCAGCTTCAGGGCGTTGTTGCGGCGGCGTTCTTCCGAGGTGCGCACCGCTTCGGCGTGCTTGTTGATCTGCTCTTGGGTCTGCGCGGTCGCGCCCAGCGACTGGATACGACCTTCCAGCTTGCGCAGGAACTCCTGGTAGCGCTCGACCTCGACGGTTGCGCGTTTGGCCTGATCGCTGGTAAAGCCGAAGGTATTGCCGTAGGCCTTCTGCAGCTTGACCAGGTCGCCCAGTTCACCTTTGACGAAGGTCTGGGCTTTCTTCGCCGCCTCGACGTCGCCGAAGGCCGAGGCGTCGGCATCGACCCCGCCGGCGCGTTCCAGCGCGCTGCGCCCGACCCGCTGCTGGCGGCCCCGGTTGGTCCGGTCAAGGGCGATCGAGGCTTCGTCACGCTCCAGTTTGTCGGCCTTGCGTTTGTTGGTTTTGCGCAGGTTCTCGACTTCCGCCAGTTCCTGGACCCGCTGGGTCAGGCGGTGGTAGGCCGTGCCGGCGGCTTCCACGTCGCGCAGCGCGCGGCGGACTTCCTCCGAGTCCTTGTCGAAGATTTCCTGGGTCAGGCGGTGGACTTCCTTGCGCGCTACCAGCTCCTTGTTGGCAAACGCGACCCCCGCGCTGGCGTCCTTGGCGGTGAGGACCGACGAGGTTTTGCCACGCTCGGCCGCGAAATAGGCTTTCTGCCCTTCGGGGCTTTTCGCCACCTCGGCGCGCACGTTGCGTTCGAGGGTCTGCTGCTTGGCCTCGCGGGTCTGCGCCCGGCGCGCCGCTTTGTCCGCCGCCTGTTTCTGCTCGCGGTCGATGCGCTTGGTTTCCGCCTCACTCGCTGCCAGATCATTGGCGCGCACGTTGAGGTCGTTGAAGGTCCGCGCCGCCAGATTCAGCTTGCGTTCGGCGCGCTGGATGGCCAGCGGGTTGGGTACCGGGCGGTCACGTTCCAGCTGCAGGGCACGTTCACTGGCGGTCACCGCCGAGGCGGCGAAGCTGCGCCCCTGCTTGGCCTTGTCCGCCGTGCTGATCGCTTCGGCATTGCCCCGGGCGGCGCTGAGAAACACCTTGCGGCCTTCCGGGGTTTGCGTGGCCCGCGTGCGGCGGGCACGTTCAAGGATCTCGGCGGTGCGCTGCTGGGACAGCACGGTGCGCTGATACTTGGCGGTATCGGCCTGCGCCTTGCTGATGGCTTTCGAGTTTTCCTTGAACGCCTGGCTGACGTTGTCGATCAGCGGGGCGATGTTGCGGGACGTCGCGCCCAGCTCGGTGATCACCCGGTGCAGCGAGGCCAAGTCCGTGGACACCGGCTTGCCTTCACTGTCCCCGAGGTTTTTGAGGGTGTTCACCACCTTGTTCAACTGGCCCTGAAACGCCTTCAGGTTGTTGAACGCCGCCGGCAGGTTCTCCTTATCCGCCTTGGTCAGAGGGCCTTTGGTCGCCGCGCGTTCGAGCAGGCTGCGGTCACCCTGCAGCTTCTTGAACGTCTTCGTCAGCTCGTCGGTCTGCGCCTTGACCTTTTTCATGTCGACGTCGACGGTGACTTCTATAGCGGACAGCTTTTTCTTCAGGGCGGCTAGGTCATCGCCCTTGAGGTCGAGGCCCACCTGCAACAGCGTCTCAATGATGAACTCGGCGGCCATGGCTTAGAACCCCAGTTTTTTCATGATGTCGATCATCGAGTCCACCGACTGCTTGTCGGTCATGTCGATGTCATGGACGGTGGTGTCCTGACTGCCCAACTTGCCGCCGAAGCCGAGCAGACAGGCTTCAAAGCGGGTGCGCAGGTCTTGCCAGATGTGGGCGGTCTTCAGTTCGATCATTGCCTTGACGAGGTCCATCTCGACCTCGCAGTACAAGTGCTGCGCCCGTTGCGCGTCGTAGTCGGACAGCCACAAGCACAGCTGGTCGGTCTTCAGGCCGTTTAACCAGGTGCTCCAGTTCGCGCCGTAGCCATTGCCTTTCGGGCCGGGCTGGGACGGCTTTTCCTCGGGCGGCGGTGCGGCGTCTTCCATCAGGCGCCGGGCCATCGCCTCCAAATCGGGGCAGGGGAGCTTGGCTTGTTCGGCCGCCAGTTCGATGGCCACCCCAAGGGGCAGGTCGGGCTGGGTTTCGATGATTTCGCCAAGGACTTCCTTGAACAGCAGCGTGACCTTCGGCTTGCTTTGGCGGAACAACGACATCGCGCACCTCCGTCACTTGGAAAAAGGCCGGGCAGCGCCCGGCCTCTGTTGCGCACCCGGGATTAGCTGCCGCCGATGGCGAGGAAGCCAGTGGGGTGTGTGGGGATGATGTTCGACAGGTGCGCCAAGTTGGCGCCCACGCCGTACTCAGAGGCTGCAGGCTGCAGGCACTTGAGGGTCATGGTGGTGCTGGCGAAATCGCTGGCGTTGGTGGCGTATTCCAAGTTGCCGGAGATCGACGCCTTCCAGAAGTTCCACACCAGAGGACGGCCGCTGGAGTTCTCTTTCTGGACAATCGAGGCCGACATGTAGTTGGTCTGCGACACCGCACCGATGGCTACCTGCTTGGCCACGAACACCACCGCACCCACCGCTAGGTCGAACAACAGCGGGGTGGCGGTGTCCAGGGTCAGGGTGTTGGTAGCGATCGAGGCCACGCGCACGATCTGCACGGTTTCCGGGGTGTTGACCGGGTAGGCCACCACCAGGTCACTGGCCGAAATGCCGGTGCCGCTGGCAACGATCAGCGAGGTGGCTGCCGCCGAGGCCGCAGTACCGACAGTGGTGGCCACGTCGGCAACCGCCGTGGTCACGCCGTCGCCGATGGCCATCTTCAGGTTGCGACGGCTGTACTCACGCAGCACCGTCGACACCTCGGCGGTTTGACGCACCACCGCAGAGTCCATCAGTTGTTTCGGGAAGCCGCCTTCCAAATCGACCGACTCTTGGCCGATGGTCACCGAGCAGCTGTCGACCAGCCCCACGGAGTTGGCTTGCAGCAGTTTCATGGCCGAGGTCATCGGCCCGACGCGCAGTTCGGCAGTGCCGATCTGGAACTTGTTTGTGACGGGTGCGCCGAGGGACATGGCGTTATCTCCTGCGAAGGGTTTTAAGAATTTGTTCTTGCATTGCTCTGCCCAGCCGCATGGCCAGTGGTCGCATCGTCGGTCGGTAACCCTCGGGCACGATCGCGCGGTACAAACCACCCCGCTTGCTCGACCGGCGTAGAGCTTCCAGCGCGGCGCCGCGCCTTCCCGCAACAGCCCCCGCGATCAGCGCCCTACGAAGCGCTTGGTCGAGGAAGCCTGGCGAAAGTTTTTTGAACGCAATCGGGTGGCTGACCAGGAAGCCATCCCGACCACTTGCTAATCGAATGCGCGGTTTCGAGGGGGTCACCTTGCCTTTGCCGGGCAACCAACCCGCGAACGCGGTGCGCAACTGGCCGGTGTCCAGCCAGAACATGCCGGGGCCGTAGCTCTTGTGCGGCCCGGCGTATTTCTTGCGCCCGCGGCGCGCCTTGTCCTTCAGCCAGCGGGCGGTCAGCGGGTTCCACGCCACGTTGACTTGGGCGCTCGCGCCGTTGGGCAGGGGCACGCGGATCTGTTGGCGGGGTTTGTCAGCCCCTTGCACCCCGCTCTCAAGCAACCCGCCGGTGGCCTTCAAGGTGGCCGAATAAAAGGAGGCGCCGATGGCTTCCAGTTCCTTCTGGCGCGCCACGGCCCGCGCGGTCACGGCGGCCAACATGCCCTTGTCGCGCAGCACGACGCCCAGCAACTTTTCCTTGTCAATCTGCAGGCGGATGACGTTGGCCTTAGCCATATTTCACCGCCTTGCCACGGATCACCGCGTAGCGAATGCCTGACATGCGATCAAACATCTGTGGCGAGATTTCGTTGGAAACCACCCGCACAAAGCCCTTGCTCACGGTGTCGACGGGGGCGGTGGTGGCCAGGATGTAGTTGAACAGCTGGAATTCCTGGTCCGCCTTGAACACGTCGCGGAGCTGCGACACCAGGTCGATCAAGGAGTAGTTGCCCGGGTCGGCCACCGTGCGCGCGCCCACCGAGAACTCGATCTCGTACAGCGGCGCCCGGGGGTCCGGGGAGTACGCGCCGAACTGCCAGAGCAGGGCCGGGGCCTCACCCTTGAACACCTCGTCGGTCTGCAGCATGTCGTCGACTTCGGCCCAGCGCAGGCCGGGAAACTGGCCTTGCAGGGCGGTACACTTGTCGCTGACAAGTCGGTCGATGGTGCCTTTGATAATCAGCGGGAAGTCATCAGCCACGGCGTTGGCACCTCCCTGCAGGAATCTCCAGGGACTGAAACACCTCGGTGATGTCCAGCAGATCGCCGTTGTCCAATCGGCGCACGTACATGTCGGTGGTGGGCACCACGTTGCTCGGGAAGTACACGGTGTAGATCGTGTAATCGCTGAGCGGGAACTCCCGCGAGTCAACGGCCGAGTAGCGGGACATGTTGACCCAGGTGTCAAACAGCACCGTTTCCGCGCCGGTCTTGTGCTTGACCCCGGACTGCAGGACGGTGGTGACTTCCTTGCAAATCTGCACACGGAACGGCGCCTGGTGCAGGGCGAAGGTGGTGCCGTACACCGTGTCACCTTCGATGTCCTTGTTCAGGCTTTCCAGCAGGTAGACGGTGGTGCTGTTGCCCAGACGGACCACCGCATAAGGCGCTGGCAGCGTCTGGTCGCCGGCCAAGGTCAGGATGCGTTTGCGCTGCCCGAAGTCGCGCTCGGTGATAAACCGGTCGTAGGCCTGCAGCCGACCACGCAGGCCGGTGTCCACCCAAACGCTGGTCGTGGCGTTCCACCCGAAAATTGGGGTTTGGGCGTGACGGCCGAAGGCGCGGGCGAGGTCGGCCATTACTGGATCACCTCGGTCACCGGATCGGAACCCGGGGTGGCCACGCTGACGTAGTTGGCATACGGCGCCGTGACGGCGCCGCCACCGATCACGCTGACGAGTTCGGCCTTGTACTTGGCCACCTTGGCCGCCGCCAGTTCCGCCACCTTGGCCAAGTCGACTTTGAATCGGTCGATCTGCGCCTTGCCGTCGGTGTTGATCTGCGGCACGGTCAACGGCCGGTTGGCGAATTCCAGCGCGACGAACCACTGTGCATACAGCTTGATCCGGTCAGAGATCGCGGTCTGTGGCGCCGTCGGCGAGCCGGTGGTGCCGGCGGTGTACAGCGCGGCGTGCGTCGGCAGCCAGCCGTCGAGGTCGAGTTTCAGTTCCAGGGCGACCTGCGAATCCACCATGTACGTGTCCGGGCAATCGTTCACGTCGATGCCCAGGCAGCCGCGCACCGCTTGGGTGGTGGTGTAATTGCCGAGGGCAGTCATGGCATCGTTCTCCTTACGCTTCGCCGATCAACTGGGCTTTCATCTGGCTGTGCAGCCAGCTGCCGTCTTTTGGTGCTGCCTCGATCCGTACAAACACGACCGGGCCGTAGTGGATGTTGCTTTCCGGGTCGGTGTACCCGAACGGCGTCATCGACTTGAGGAATTTGGGCCAGTCACTCTTGGCCGCAGGGGCCGGTGCGACTTCAGGCGCAGGGTCGGCGGCCACTTCTGTAGCGCCGGCTTCTGGAATCAACTCTGGGGTCTTGTCTTTTGGGCGTGTCATGTCTCTGCTCCGAAGTGGTTGAGGGGACCTTGCGGCCCCCTCGATTCCGATTACAGGGTGAGGGTCATCACCTTGAAAGCATCGGTGTAGAGCGTGTGGGTGATTTCGCCATAGTCCACACGGAACGCGGTCGCACGGCGCAGGACGAACTGCTCGATCGCGGAATACTGTGCGGAAATGTTGATCACCCGGCGCAGGGCGAAGCGGGTGTCGATACCAACAAACGTGTTGGTCGCGATCACGCCGTCATCGACGATCAGGATGCGAGGGTCCGGGCCGGTCAGGTTGTCGACGGTGATGCCCTGGTTAAAGGCTTCGGCTTCCTTGATGAACACGGTGTCGCGGGTCGGCTTGCCGGTGCGCGCCTCGATGGCCATGGCGGTGTCCAGGTCACAAATCCCGCCGATGGTCATCATGCGGCGACGGTATTTGTGCATGTACTTGACCCACGCCTTGTGGGTCATCTGCCCTGCGGCAGTGATCCCGACAGGGTCGAGGGAGTCCGCAGTGAAGCTGGCCTTGGCGGTCTCGCCACGGTCGACGTCACCAGCCACGATGGCCGCGATGTCACCTTCCACCATGCGCACACGCTCTTGACGGGCTTGTGCAGTCATCGCGAGGTTCACCAGGTCCAGCGTCGACGCTTGCGCCGCCTGGTCCGAAATGATCAAGCCGATGGACTTGGTTGGAATGGCGTTCGAGCGATCACTGGTGGTGATCGACAGCATCACATCCGGCTCAGCGAGCTGAGCGATCGGATTCGAGGTCGCCGATTCCGGGCGGGTGATGTTGATGATGGGCTGATCGAACTTCGGCCCCGTCACGGTCTGGGTCTGCGCGATGAAGCTCGACCAGGTGCCCAACAGGTCACCGTAGTCATCACGCAGTTTCGACTCGATGGCCCGCATCAGGATCTCTGGATAGAGCATCCGCCCGGCCACGGTGTGGCGGTCGGAACCGTCGCCGCGGGTGATCGAGCCCATGTTGATGCCAGTTTCCAGCATCTCCTTCATGGTCGGCGGACGCATGCCCATGCGGTGGTCGGTACTGGTGAGCATGCCGGAGTGCAGCATGGCCTGCTGCAGCACGTCGCCGTACTTCACCAGGTCGGTACCTTCGCCGTACAACTGGTTCAGGTGCTGCGACAGGGACAGGCCCTTCAATGCGGCTTCGGCGTACATCTGAACGTGGAAGGGCACCTCGTGGAGGTCACCTTGCGCGTTGCGCAGCTTCAGCGTGGTCTGGAGATCGCTCATTTCTTATTCCCCCAAAATGTGTGTGCTGAGCTGCGCTTAAACGCGCTCAACCAGGACGAGGTCGCCCGCTACTCCAGTACCCGAAACGATGCGGATCACCTGCCAGACGTAGGGGCTGGCCATCGGAATGGTCGCCTCGTCCGGTGCAGGGGTCGCATCAACCTGAACCACCACGACAGGGCGCGGAGCGACCTGTGCGTAGCCGGCGGTGCCCAACGCGGTCTGGGTGTAGGCAACGACGTAACCGTTCAAGGTCACGGTCTCGCCGGTCCCGACTTGCACCGTCATGCGGCCACGGCGCTGCACCGAACCGAAGCTGAAGCCGGCGTTCACCGTCCACGGCTCGATCGCGGTGACGAAGCCCTCGATCGGGTCGTTGTCGGCGCACAGCACATAGTTCTGTGCGGTGCCGCGTTTCACGGCTTTGCCGAGGTCGTTGTTACCGAAGGTCGCGGACGAACTGGCGCCGAGGGCTACCGAAATCGTGTCCTTGATGGCGTCGGTAACGCTCTCGTTGTAGGCAAAAGTGGTCATGGATCAATCCCCCAAAGAAAGATGGTTTAAAGCTTCACGCAGTCCGCGCCGGGCACGTAGGCTGTCGCCTTGGGTGCACCCCCGAGGTCGCTGTCACCCGGCACTTCCGCCTGCGCGCCGATCTTCATCCGCCCGTTAAAGTCGGAGAGGGTTCGGTGGTAGGTGGAGATCAGGGTCTCGGCGGACATGCCCGCAGTGCTGGTCGGGCTGCGGCTCAGTGGCAGTTCCATTTTGTTGATGGCGTCACCGCAAATTTTCATAAGGGTGCCCATGCTGGCCGCACGTTCGTGCTCACTGGCTTGCAGGCGCTTCAGCTCGGACTTGGTCTCGGCCAATTCGCCCGACAGGGCGATGATCTTGTCCAAGGTTTGGTCCGTCAGCTGCTCAGCTTTTGCCGCCGGTGCCGGAGTGGCTTCGGGCTCGACCTTCGGATCTTTCTCGGCCAAAGCGGCGGCGGCTGCCGCTTCTTCGGTCGCCAGTTCTTCAGGGGTTTTGTCCTTCACTTCTTCGGAAAGCTTCGGGTCAGCCAGGGCGGTTTTTTCAGCCAGCCCCGACTGCACGGCCGCAAGGCCTGCGTCGTTCAGATGCCGTTTCATAGAATCCATACCTACGTTGGAGGTCGATGGGAGGGGTACAGAGACCGTTGGCTGTCGAGCGCCCACCAGGCTGATCACGGCGGAAACCGCCTTGTCGAATGTGGTGATCTCATCTACTAGCCCCGCTTTCACGGCGTCAGAGCCCATGAAGACCCTGCCTTCCGCTGCGGTTTCGATCAGCGCTGGAATGGCGATGCCCCGGTTGGCGGAAACGTGACTGAGGAATGGTTCGTAGAAATTCTTCATCCGCGCTTCGATGTCAGCCTTTGCTTTGTCATCCAACGTTTCATAGGGCGAACCAAGTGCCTTGAATTCGCCTTGGCGGAACATGGTCACGTCGATGCCCTGTTCCTTGAGCATCCGGGCGTAACTGATGTGTGCGCTCACCACGCCGATCGAGCCGCTGTTGGCCATCGACGAACTGAAAACCCTGCGGCCGACGCAGCCGACCCAGTAGCCGGCCGAGAGCATCTTGGTGCCGGTGTAGGTGAAGACCGGCATGACGGTGCGGTCGAACTCGGACAGGAAGTCGCTCAATTCGCCGATGCCTTCGGCGCTGCCGCCATTGGTGTCGATGTCGAGCAACAGCCCGCGGCACCCGGCCTCGGCGGCGACAATCGCGGCGTTACGCGCTTCCTGATACGAGACCAGGCCGACGTAGCGATTCCAGAAGGTTTCCTTGCTAACCATGCTCCCGCTGAGCGAGAGCACGGCCACATCCGAGTGGCGGGTCAGCATGTACGCGTAATCGGGGAAGTCTTCCGGTTCTTCGCTGTCGTCCCCGACGTAAAGCTTTGGATCGATGGCGGCCAGCTGCACCAGCGCCTGACGGGCGCTGAGCATGCTTTGGTCGTCGCCGTACCAGAAATCCCCAAGCTGCAGGATCTGGCCACGAGGCATTTGGCTGCGCTGGCGCGGCTTGCTCATTGGCTGGCTCCCCCGGCTTTTTTCGGTTCGTTGGATTGCAGGGCGCGGCCCTGCGGATCGGCATTCGGACTGGCGTTGGTGGCGTCGATGCCCTTGCTGCCCCGGCGAAAGCCGGTGCCGGACAGCGGCGGGGCGGCCGGCGCACGGGGGCCGGTGCCCAGATCCCAAGCGGCTTCGTCGTCGGTGAGGAACCCTTCGGAAAGCAATTCGAGGGTGCGGGCCTGCTGCATGGTCTTGAACGCTTCGAGTTCCAGATCCGGGCGCAGGTTGATCGGGTCGAACTTGAACTTGACGTAGACGTCGGCGCCGTACAGGCGGGCGGCCAAGGTGAGGATGCGCGAGAGGTTGGTTTCGACCGGGCGGCGGGCGGCGTTGGCAATCTTCAGGAACACCAGCGATTCGGTGTTGCTCAGCGATTGCGAGCCCTGCATGCGCAGGCCGAGCATTGACGGGTTGGACTTGAGCGAGGTGGCCAGCAGGCCGGACAAAGTCTCGATCAGCGGCACGTAGTCGGACTTCTCGCCGTTCCCCTTGAGCATGTCCGGGGTCACGGTGTCGTACATCACCAGGGCGTCTTCCGGGTTGATGTCCTTGAGCGCGGTCTCGATGTTGGATTTCACCGCATCCAGCGCCGTCTGCAACTTGTCCTTGTCGGCCTTGATGTCCTCGGGCAGGGCTGCCATCACCTGCTCGATGCTGATTTTCAGCACCAGGCGCCCGTGGCCCTGATGGCGCACCGCGCGGCGCATTTCCTGCAGGAACTCGCCGTAGGTGTAGGTGTTGTTGACGCCGGCGGCGAGCATCGAGTCGGAGTAGGCGCGGTTAGCCTGACGGTGCAGCTCGCAAATGAAGATGGTCGGGTAGTCCAGCTGGATCGGATCGCCTTCGCTGCGGTTCTGCTGCGGAATCTTCTTCGCCTTGGCGCCGCTGCCGACGTTCTTCCAATCCAACGTTTCAAACGGGATGACGTTGATTTTGCTGGGAAACCGCGCCTTATCCAGCACCAGTTCCTGGGCGAGGGCGCTGGTCAGCACCACTTCCAGCAGCGATTGCTCCAGCAGGCTGTCGAAGCTGGTCTTGTCGCCATAGCCTTGGCTGTAGTCGAACAGGGTGTCGAAACTGGCGATGATCTGGCGTGCCATCAGGCTGCCGGCGAGATCGAATTGCCCGGTCTGCGTGTTGTACGCCTTGGCGCTGTAGCCGGCGATGGCCACCTCGACAAAGCTGAACGCCGCCGAACTGAACGTGCCTTCGCGCGAATACAGGTCACGGATCGAGGCGATCAGGTTGTTGCGCGCCCGACTGGCCGTGATCGATTCGTTGACCGTTGTGCGGTTGTCGCGGGCCACGACCTGATTTGCACCGGCGCGCTGAAACACCGTCTCGGTGACGGCCTTGTTCACCAACGACTTGGGCAGAATGATCGGCTGCGAAATGACTCCAGGCACGTAGTTGGCCCCCCAAAGGCCCGGCGGCTTAGTTAGCAATTAGCAATTACCAATCGGCAATTACTAATTGTTATCCGCTCTTAGAACTAGCGTAGACGTGGTTTTCCAAACGGTGGTTGCGAAGTCGAAAAAAGCCGCAATACTCAGGGGTTTAGCGTTTAAAACCGGGCGGCAACCAGAGGTCCGAGCGGTCACCGAGGCTGTCGCTGCTCTTCAACGTGACCCGGCCGAGGGTGGGAATGTAGGGGATGACCACCTCTTTCGGTGGTACGGCGATGATCCGCCGGGCCACGTCGGCGTAGCCCAGCGAGTGGGTGTAGTGGTCGTCGGCGGTGGCCACCCACTGCACCAGGCTTTCGCCGGTTTCGACGTCGCGGGTCTCGATCCGCTTGAACGAGCGCAGGTGCGCCCGGGCCAAGTCGTACTCGCCGCAGCTCTTGGTCAGGCGGGTGTTGCCCTTGTTCACCCGGCGCACCAGGTTGTCGTAAAGGGCGGTGCGGTTGACCGTGACCAGCCCCTCTTCTTCGTCGCGGGCGATCAGCACGTCCAGGGTCTTGAGGCTTTTGGCCGGGCCGGTGTAGTAGCGGCAGGCGTAGAATCGCCCGGCGCCGGCCTTGACCAGCATCTGCGCGAGGGTCGAGTCCGGCCCGGAGTCGACCACCCCGCACACACACCCAAACAGCTGGAACAGCTGCATGGTGCGCTTGGCCACGTAGTTGTCACCGTCCTGCCGCACGCGCTCCTGGTACAGCACATCCTCGCCACCACGGTCATTCGGCTGGGTGATGGTCAGCCAGCAGGTCTTGCCCACGTCGAGCCCGAGGTAGGTGCCGGACATCAGGCGCACGCCCTTGAAGTCGGCGTCTTCCGGGCGCGGGACGTGGATGGTGGTGGCGTGTTTGGTCATTTCCTCGTCGAGGAAGGACGACTGCGCGTCCTCGGACGGCAAGCCCAACTTGAAGTTGACCCAGTCCTTTTTGCTGTCGTAGTCGTTGATCTGCAGCAGGGTGCGCGACAGCGGGTTGATCGCCGGCACGTCAATCGGGATCACCTGGTAGGAGTGCTTGTCGACGCGGTCGGGGTAGGTGTGAATCCACTGCCGGCGTTCCGGGTTGGTGAAGTCTTTGTGCTTCAGGCTGTGCCGGCAGCACGGGCAGAGAAAGAACGCGTCGAGGATCTTGACCTCGGGGTTGGACAGGTCGGACTTCTCGAAATCCCGCAGCGTGCCCTCGAACCCGGGGATCACCACGTCGCGGAAGTAGTCGAGGATCATCCATTCGCCGCAGTGCGGGCAGAGGGTGGCGTAGTGGGCTTGGCTGCCTTCCTCGAACATCAGGTTGATCCCGTAGCGGAACACCGTCGGGGTCGAAAAGCTTCGTTTGAGCCCGTCGCCTTCTTTGCTGTGGCCCAGTCGGGAATCGAACGTGGTCAAAACCCGCTGGTTACAGAAATCGACTTCGTCCCTGAATAACGCCTGGGCCGGTACCGAAATGGCCGAGACCTTGCCGAAGGTGCCGCTGATGTACAGCAGGGAGCGGCCGATGCGCTTTTGCTCGTTGTTGTTCAGGTCCTTGTCGATCATCGCCTTCAAGGTTTTCGAGTCATCGAGCACGGGGTTGATCCGGCCCTGCGCGAAGCGCTTGGACAGCGCCGAGGTCGGCATGATGTAAATGATGGTGATCTTCTTGCTGATCGCCATCATGGCCAACATCATGCGCACCCAAATTTCCGAGGCGCCGACCTGCGAACATTTCTGCATGGCGATGTCGGGGCAGGTGTCGGCCAGAATGTCCGGCTGATACTCGTGCTCGTTAAACGACCAGGAGCGGCTGGGGTCCATCGGGTCGGTGGTGTGGTTGGTCAGCCACTTGGGAATGCCGCTGAAGTCGCGGGCGTCGAAGGCTTGCATGCGCAAGCGTTCGAGGTAGACCTCCAGTTCGGGGCGCAACGACTGCGTCATGACTGGGTCTCCAGTCGCACGCGCAGGCGGTCCAGAAACTGCTCTTTAAGGTCGTCGTCCAGCTCCACCAGGGTGTCGATGGTGGCCGCTTCGACGGCGCGCATGCGCTCCATCGACATGATGCGGTCGTGGTTGTCGATCATGGTTTTGATCATGACGTTGCAGGTGGTCAGCACCTCTTTGGCCTCGCGAATGTTGCAGCTTTCGCGCAGGTGGCCGTTGGGGAAAACGTGCTGACGCAGGTTCTGCACCGCCACGATCTGCAGGCCAATCTCGTCGGCCAACGAGAAATCGGCGCCGTAACCCTGCCCGGTCACTTCCAGGGTGCCGGCCGGCAAGGCCGACACCAGCTTGTGCAACTGCTCCTTGCTGAGCTTGGGCAGGAAGTCGTGGATGAACACCTGCAGGCCATGGTCCACACGGCCCATGTCGGTTTCGGCAAAGACCACGGCGCGCGGACTGATGCCCAGCACCGGTTCAATGGCCGGCGGCAGGGGCTGGATGCCTTCGGTTTTGGGCTCAGGCGGTTTCTTCAACACGGCCGGGGCGTCGAAATCAGAGAGTTCGGCCATGTCAGTGCCGCCGCTTGGTTTGGAACACTGCGGCGTCGTAGATCCGCACGTCGTCCGGGTCCATCGACTTCGACTGCATCAGCAGCACGGGCAGCGGCTCGACGGTGTAGGCGATTTTCGAGCGGACCATGATGGTCTCGCGCGACAGCTCGAAACGCACCCAGCCGCAGGCGGTGGCCAGCTTGACGAAGTCGTCGGGGCCTTGGCCTTTGGCGCTGTAGCCATCGGTCACCAGGGTCAGGCCGGACAGGATCTCCAGCCATTGCGCGTAGGAGCGCCAGCCGCAGAGGACCACGGGGTTGTACGGCAGTTTGAGCAGGCTGGCGGCCAACTTCTGAAAGGCCTCTTCTTCGGCGGACATGCCGGAGCCGTGACCTGTGCGTGAAATCACACTCGATTGAGACAAGGTAGTGCCCCCAAAGTCGCGCAAAAGCCGGTGCTACAGTGTCCTTGTGGACGGCGGGCCTGACGGCCTCTGACTGCGTGTTGCACTCGGCTTGACTTGCCCCAAAAGTGAGGCAAGGTAAAGTTCAGTATAGGTGCGGTTCGGTTTTACCCTGCCCGGGAGGGCTGAAATGGGCGAAGTACGCAAGGCGGATATTGTGGTAGGGGTGCGTCGAATCGACGGCCACACACGCAAGATCGAACTGTTTTCGAGCAAGCAATTCCCGCTCAAAGAGTTCGATAACACCTCGGGTGAAGAGATCATCCTGAATCAGCGCTACAAGTATTTTCGGGTGCGCATCGACGGGGTTTGGTACCCGATCGGGGTCAAGCGTTTTCTGTCCAAAACTGAATGCGACGAACTGATCAAAGAGGCGGTGTTCGAATGAAGCTCAGCGACTACGTGGAATCGCAAATGCTGAACCCCACCCGCAGCCTGTTCAAGGATTGGCGGGTAATGGCTTGGGCGCTGTGGGCACTGTTGTTCAAGCCCGAGCGGTTCCGGGTCAAGGACGTGGACGAGGACATCGAGCTGGGGATGGGCGGGGGGCAGGTGCGCCGGCTGTTCGCCGGGCTGGGGCAGATTGTGCTCGGGGCGTTGAAAGCGCTGTTCAGCCTGTTGGCCATCGCGCTGCTGCTGGGCTACCTAGTGGTGTCACCGCTGGGCATTGTCATGATGCGCGTAGCGGCGCACTGCATGGCGTGGCGCAGCCAGCGGCGCCGGGCCAAGTTACTGGCCGAGGCGCGCGCCTTCATGGACAACCATCAGAATTAATTAGCAATTACTAATTAGCAATTGCGAGATTCCCACACCAAGATCGCGTTGTTGTGGGCATCGAGCGACCTCGAAAACACGTAGTCGACCTCGATCCGCTTGTGCGGGACGGCGAGCAGCGGCTTTTTGCCGTGCGGGGAGAGGTTCCCGACAAACACGTAGCGCTTGATCCTACGCAGCAACGCCTTTTCATCGACCCCAAACATATTGCCTTCGCGCCAGTGCTCGGCGGGGTTGTACTTGTGTGTCACCCATGCCGCGACCACGACTTCAGGTTTGTATTGCTTGACGGCGGCGAAGGCATCGAGCTTTTCGACGTGCGCGCCGTAGGTGATCACCGGCTGCATCGCGCTCGCGTACATCGCTTGAATCCCGGCGTCTGCTTGCATGTAGTTGTCGGTGCAGGGGATGCCCAGCGCCTGCCCCAGCACGCCGTTGCCGCTGCCGATCTCGATGGCCGAGCGGGTCGGGCTGACTTCTAAGATCAGCTCGTTGATCTTATCCAGTAGCTCGAACGTGGGCAGGCAGTAGGCCGCTTGTTTTAAGCAGAAGCCTGCCAGGTCAACCTGTTCAAACTGGCGGTAGAACGCTGCGGGCATGACCTTCAGGGCGCCGTCGCATAGCGCCTCACTGGCCAGTTGTGCCAGGGCATCGGGATTGCATTGGATGATTCGTGCGGACAAGGTGGGGTTCCCCTGTGGAATGAATAAAGCCCCGCACGGCGCTTGTACAGACCGTGCGGGGCTTGTAAGTTTACTCCCCCGGCACGGGGGTGGGGGAATTCTAGGGGTAGACTCCCTCGCCCCCGTGCCGGCTTCTAGCAATTACGAATTGTGAATTACGAATTAATGCTAGATACAGCCCGCCGCCTGTATGGCCATGTAGCGCCGGGCCGCGTAGTCCGCGCACTCTTTCAGCACCGCCTCGACCCACTGCTGCGCCGCATCCCCGCCTTCGTCGACCTTGCGCATGAACACCTGCAGCAGCATCTGGCAGGCGGCGTACATCGCTTGTTCCGTCTCGGTGATCTGCATCGGCTTGGCGCTGTCGGGGATGCAGCCGATCCGGTAAGCGGTGGCGATTTCGGCCACGGTCTGCGCATTTTGCAGCAGGGCGTGCATGTCCTGCTGCCGCCGGGCCAAGTCGGGGTCACGGCTCAGGTTCTCTTGCACCGTGCGCAGCATTTCTTCAAGGGGTGGGGTCATGGACTGTCGCCTTATGCCAGTTGAATGCGGTTCATGGTCCAGCCGTACACGTATTTCTTGTTCTGTGGCCGCGCTTCGGTGCGCCCGAGGTAGTACACGGCCTGCTGGGAGTTGATCAGGGCCAGCAGGCAGTGAATACCCGGTGTCTTGCGCAGGAACAGGAACGCATCCAGGGCGATAAAACTCTGCGCGCCCAGGTCACCGTCCACTTTCAGCTGCGGGTAGTTGACCTTGCCGTCGCCGTCCGGGTCGTTCAGGGCGTTGAGCGCGCGCTGCAGGAATTCGGCGGCCTGCCCGGGCGGCAGGTTGACCTCGATCTCGAACAATTCGGCGGCCAGTTCGCGGCTGCGCAGCAGAATCTGGTCGAAGTGCGGCGCCACGAAGTAGTTGCGCAGGTAAAGCATCTCGGCGCTGTCGCGGGGGTAGTCTTTCATCGCGCCCTTGTAACCGTCCGCGCGCGCCACCGCTTCGGTCACGCCCCAGCGGGTCGCGCCCCCGGCGTCATTTTTGTCGATGCGCCCATTTCCGTCTCCTTCGATGCCGATCAGCTCTTTGATGATCTTGTCGATTTCCGGTGTCCGTGTGATCAGCGCCATCACGCCACCTTCTTCGCGGCAAGCACCGCCGTCAGCTGGCTGACACGCTCGGCCAGACGATCGAGGCGCTGCTCGAACAGGTGGGTGTGCACGATGTTGCCTTCTTCGCGCAACACCGCCAGGGCGCTGGCCATGGGCATCGGAATGATGATCGGGTTGCGTTCTTTGGGGATCACCGCGACGTGGGTTTCTGCGTCTTCCGGGTGGGTGTAAAGCCCCACCACCTCTAAGTCTTGACGCATGTCATCGAGCTGGTAAACCACCAGCGCTTCAGGGCTGAACTCGGTCATGGGGAGGCCTTTCTAGGGGTTGCCTCGGCCGTCTTGGTGGGTGCAGATGTTCGCGGCCTTGAGAGTAAGCCTAGCGAAGGATCGAAAATCGGTAGGGGGCGATGTCGCTGTCAAGCAAAAAAGAGTGACGTTTTTGTAAATAATTTGGACACCTCCGGCCGACGGTGCGGAACGGTTTCAGCCCTTGATTTTGCGCGGTTGGCGGCTAAATCTTGTCGGACAATGGCGCCATAAAAGTGCCATATAGCCAAATGTCAAGTCGTTAGATGCGCTTATCGCGTCTTGTATTCGGCCGCGATTGCTCCGTATCCTGTTGCCTTGAAACGAAAAAGCCCCCGCTGTTAGGCGAGGGCTTTACGGACTGACGGGTATTGCAAGTACCTTCAGCCAAGGTCTCGGGGATTTCTGCTTAAGAGGCGGGATACGAGACCGGGTTAGCCATTCTACGCGAATCGTCTTCGCGTATTCAACTACGCCCCCTCTCCCCGAAGTGCCTTCCGTCGTGATGTTTGGATCAAGATGGGGCGTTTGTTCGCCTATTGGACCACGACGCGTATTACCCCCCACAAGGGCATTGGTCGAGGGGGGGCGGTAAAGCCAGGTGGTACGAACCCGTAAGGGTCGATAAGGCAATGGCAGGGCGCGCACATAACCCAGACAAGGTGCACGTTGACTGTCTCAAATCCTACCCCTGCCACACGCCGCGACGGGCCGAGGGCGCTTGTAACGCATAACCTCGCAAAGTGTGGAACGCCGGCTGGGAGTGGGAGTGGGTTTTTACCCAAACATCCCCACTGCGTGGAGTCATAGGGAACGCCTTTTTTTAAGGGCCGGACCTAGGGGCTTCCACGCCAGTGGGAGCATAGGGCGTGCCAAGGGCCTCGGCCCGACAGCCGCTGTTTTACCTGCTAGGGTTATGTGTCTCACGAACGTTACAGTATGAATCCCGGGTCAGTAGACCCAAACATGGAGAATGGATTGTGTTGATATTGACTCGCCGCGTTAACGAAACCATCAAGATTGGCGACGACATCACCTTGACGGTGTTCGGCGTCAATGGCCTGCAGGTGCGCATCGGCATTGACGCGCCCAAGCATGTCGAAGTCCATCGTGAAGAAATCTACAACCGCATCCTGGAGCAGAAGGCCGAAGCCCTGCTGCCTGAGTAACGGACAGGTCCATCACAAGGAGTTCGCCATGCGCGATTTCGCCAAACTTTTCTGGTCCAAAGACCTCGGCCAAGTGCTGATCGTCAAGGGCGACCACACCGTTACGATTCGTTTCCTGCACCCCGATGGGGAGGGGCTTTGCGCCCTGAAATCCGACTTGCCTGACACTGATCTCGGGCGGGAAAAGGCAGTCGAGCTATTCTCTATGCTGGATGAGACCTTCGCCCTGCAGGTCGTGCGCGATCTGCTCAACGACAAAGACTTCGACAAAATCTCATCACTTGCCAAGGGGTCCATGGATGCTTAATCCCCCGAAATCGCTGTACATCGCGCAGGGTAAGGACGGCACCTACGAGTTGCTGGGTCATTGCATCGGCGCCGGTACAGATCGCGGTCACGACACCGAGATTTACCGCAACATCCACACCGGGCAGTTGCACAGCCGGTTGCCGGATGACTTCGTCAACCGCATGCAGCTGATTGGCGAGCGCGTCGAAATCCAGCACGACGCGGACGTCGATTTGCTGCGCGAAGCGCTTGAGCTTTTCGAGTACGTCACCTGGCACGACGGGCGCTATCGCCAAGAGTCCAGTTTGAAGTTTCAGACCCCGGCGCAGAAGTTGGTGAACCGGCTGGCCGAACGGCTTGGTGTTGAGCCGTACCGGGAATTCAAATAAGCGTAAGGGACTACCACTTGAAAATTCTTCGCGCCATTTTGACTTCCCACATGCTGTTGGCCCTGATCGCGACCCAGGTGTTTGTCCAGGTGTGGATGCACGTCACCAACCTGCCGTTCACCGGCTTGATCCTCAGTGCTTGGTTGTCCTGGAAGCTCGGCGGTTTGGCGGCCTGGGCCGACATCCAGCAACGGTGCATCGACCATGAGCGCCTGGTGGCCAAGCAACTCATCGAGCTGCAAGAGGAATACGAGGGCTTCTCCCCGGCTAAGCGTCTCGCGTTGGCCGACTCCTACGCCCGTGCGGTGGATCAGCTGACGCACCTGCACCAGTTGCTGGTCGAGCAATGCAACATACCCCGCGTCAAACCGAAATTCCGCGACCTGCTGCCGTCGCCCAGCCGTTGGCTGGCCCGTCGTCGCCAACGCAAGATCATGGCCACGGCCAAGGTCGTGCACCCATGATCGCGATCATCAACACCGGTGAGCGGGACGCCGAAGGCCGCCACCACTACCGCCTGCAGATCAACGACAAGCTGATTGCCGAGTTCTCCCACGCGCGTTGCGACGGCCTCGGCGAATGCCTGCGTCTGGCGGCCAGCGCGGCAGACAGGGCGCACGACGCTGAGATCAACGCGCTTCTCAAGGCCACTGAAAAGTATCGGTTGTAGCCCCAAAGACAAGGAAATCACCATGGCTTTCAAGGTTCCTGAGCGTTTCCGTATCACCGCTGGCCGCATGGCTTCCGCCACTTACCATGGCAACAACGGCACGTTTTTCATCCCGCTGACCGACCCCCGCAGCAACAAGGTGCTGAAGGCTAGGGTGATGGCCTCGGACGGGGACGGCTGGGAGCACGTCAGCGTCAGTTTCCAGAGCAAAACCCCAAGCTGGGACGTGATGTGCACCGTCAAAGACCTGTTTTGGGACGCCGAAGACTGCGTCATCCAGTACCACCCGCCGCGCTCCGATTATGTGTCGTTCCACCCCTACTGCCTGCACCTGTGGCGACCGATTGGCGTGGCTTTCCCGCGTCCGCCGTCCAACCTGGTCGGGCCGAAAACCCCTGAATTCGAGGAATCCTGACCATGGGCAACTGCTCAACGTTTTTTGACGAACTGCGCTTCGACGTGCGCGACCCCGCAGCCACCCACGTCTACGCGTTTGTGCGCGCCGAGGGCGACTGTCCGCATTTTGTCTACGGCTGGCATCACAAGGCGTATCCGAAGTCGATGCCGACCCTCGAAATCACCCGGCTGATCGCCGAGGGCACCGAGGACATGATGACGTGGGAGCGCGAGGCGCCGCGCGCGGTGAACACCCCGGTGATTTTCAACCCGTGGGAGCGGGTGCCGGTACCGGTCGAGCAGCTGCAGGCGTGGCGGGCCATCTTCGCTCTGATGATCGACTATGAGTCGCAGGAAATGGCCGAGCAAATCAGCGGCCATCTGGCGACCGTCCCCGATTGGCACAAGGCCTGCCCGTACTGCCGGGCGCACGACATGATGCTGCAAGCGCAACGGAACCCGCCGCAATGACAGCGGCTCCTGGGGAGCACTGGGCCGCTGAAATGCAGGCCCTGCAGGACCAGATCGAGCGCCTGACGTTGGATCTGGAGGTCGCCCGCTCCGATGAGGCCAACGCGCACTTTTGGGCCGGGCAGGATGACGGCTGCAAGGGCGCGGCGCAGCGTTGGCAGGAGGCCCTGACCGACCCGATGCCGAAATCCGGGGTGATGGGCGAACTGCTGGAACCCTTGTACCGGCAGACCGAGGCGCTGCGTCTGGAGCTGCTGCAGAACGAAAGCGAATTCGCCCTGGTGCGTGGCCAGCGCGACGGTTACGCCTATCTGCTGTCGGGGGTGATCGACGTCATCGAGCAGCACTGGCACCCGCACAACGAAGCGTCCCGTTCCGCCTGCGAGGGCATTCTCAACAGCCTCGGCGGCATGCACGACGCCGCCTGGGCCGCAATCAAGGCCAACGCCACCATGCCCCTGACTTACGCCATCGAACAACGCCTGCGGATGATTGATTTCCTGCTGCAACACTACGGCTACGTCGGGCGCCCCGAGCTGGTGGCGTTCTTCGGCATCAGCATTCCCTGCGCCTCGGCGGACATCAGCCGCTACAACATCGACAACCCCGGGAATGCGTTCTACGACCCCTCCCGCAAACGCTGGACCCGCAGCGACGGCTTCAAACCGCAGTTTTCCTGACCACAAAGACAACTATATAGAAGGCACTGTTCGTGGAGATAGACAAGGTTGTGGTAGGCCTGACCCCGTGTGGGCGACCGAAGTTGACCTACGCCATGGAGCAACGGATGCGATTCATCGACTTCCAGATATTCCACTACGGCCACATTACGCGCCGCCATCTGATCGACTTTTTCGGGGTGACCTCGGCCACTGCGACCCGCGATTTCAGCCTGTTTCAGGAACTGTACCCGGGCCAGATCAAGCTCCACACGATTACCAAACTCTACGCTCCCACCAAGCAGTACCAACGCATTTTCCCGTAACACCCAAACCAACCATGCAAAGGAATGAACCATGGCTCTACGCATCTGGAAATGGCCACTCAAGATGGCCGCTGAACAAGACCTGCAACTGCCCAAAGGCGCCAAATACCTCGACGTGCAGCTACAGGGCGGTGAGCCGCAGCTGTGGTGCATGTGTGACACCAACGCCCCCCTGGAATCGCGTCGGCTGATGATCCACGGCACCGGCAACCCGATGCCGGACGACCCGGGCGAGTACGTGGCCACCTTCCAGACCGGGGCCTTGGTTTGGCACCTGTTCGACGTTTCACACCTCCCCACCGAGCAAAGGAATGAAGCATGAATACTGAAATTCTCGCGGTACTCGACATCAGTGGCTCCATGGCCACGATTGCCGCCGACGCCATCGGCGGCTTCAACACCTTCCTCAAGGACCAACAGGCGATCGAGGGCGAAGCGCGGCTGACGGTCGTGTTGTTCGATGACCAGTACCAGGTGCTGTACGCCGCCAAGCCGCTGGCCGAGGCCGAGCCGCTGACCTCGGCGACCTTCGTGCCACGGGGCGGTACGGCGTTGATGGACGCCATCGGGCGCACCCTGCAGGTGGAAGGGGCACGGATCGCGGCCGAGGGCTGGGCCGAGAAAGTCATCGTCTGCATCACCACCGATGGCGGGGAAAACCAGAGCAAGGAATTCAACGCGCCGATGGTGCGCGACCTCGTGGGGCAGGCCGAGGCCAAGGGCTGGGTCTTCGTGTTCCTCGCGGCCAACCAGGACGCCTTCGCCACCGCGCAGTTCTACGGCATGAGCGGTGCCCACGCGCACACCTTTGCCGCCAGCGGGGCCGGGGTGACGCAAGGCTACGCCAGTGTCAGCAACGCCACGCGCAGCTTGCGTTCCGGGCCGGCGACCACGGCTGCGATACCGGCCGCGACGGTGGCGGCGGTCGAGCAGGCCGTGGCGAAGAAAGCGGCGAAGAGCCGCAAAGGTGCGTGATGACCGCCGTCACGCGGGGCGGCGGTCCAGAACTGCGCGCACTGCTGGACTGGGCCAAGGAGTTGGGCTTTACCTGTGACATCACCGGCGGCACCCACCTGGTGTTCCGCCGGCCCCACACCCGGCCGGTCTATGCCTCGTACACCCCGAGCTGCCCGTTTGCCCGCAAACGCACCAAGGGCGACTTGAGACGGGCGCTGCGCGATGCCGAACAACAACAAACAGATTCAAAGGAATGAGCCTATGAGTGAACAACAACCATGAGCGGCACCCCGGCAACCCCGGAAATGGAGTACCTGGGGCAACTCTGCTACGTCCAGCGCAAGGCCCTGCGGCTGACCCTGGACGACGTGGCCAAGCTGGTCGGGACGTCGAAGTCCTACCTGTGGGAGATCGAGCACGGGCAGAGTGCGCCGTCGTTCATGCTGGTGGCCAAGCTGTGCGAGGCGCTGGACCTCGACATTGGCGCGGTGGCCCACTCGGTGCTGCGGGTGGCGCGGTTGGAACCGAGCGTGGTGGCGCTGTGAAACGTCAGGTCGGGAAAGGTCCGGTGCGGCTTCATGCGCCGGGGCTTTTCAGGCCCGACAACGAGCGCAGCGAGGCGTCAGGCTGTTAGGGCACTGAAACACCCCTATATATAAGATTAAGAAGGGCAATCACTGCAGCCCTTTGTTTCCGCGGGGGGTCGATGTGAAATTCACACTGTGGCGATGCGAAATTGCGACTGTTTTGGTAGAAAACCATGTGTATTTTCTACCAAACCGATAGAAAACCTCACCAGGTTCCAGACAAATTCGTAGAAAGTCTGCGCCGGGCGGTAGAAAAGTATCTGATTTTTCTACCGTTTTGGTGGATTTGACTATAGTATTCGCACCGAAGTTGTTGAAAGCCTTACCGAATAAGTAGAAAACAAGGGGTAGATTCTACGTGACTGATGAGAAAAAGGGCTATTACACCTCCCGCGCCGAAGTGATCGCGGTCAGGGACAACCCGTGGGCCGGTGAGCTGGTGCACACCATCAAGAAAGGCCGCCGGGTGACCGGCTTCGCCAGTGCCAGCCACGCCCTGATCAACCAGAACACCGGCGAGATCGCGGGCGACATGGCGGTGATCGGGGTGCAGAAGATAGTCGACAAGGAAGAATTCATCAAATTCTTCGGCGCCGGGATCATGGAGGTGTTCGAGCTGACCAAGCCGGCCAAGGACGTGTTTCGGGCGGTCCTCGGTGTGTACTTGGAACAGAAACACCAGCCGGATCAGATGTACATCAGCTACGACGTGATCCACCTCGACTATGAATTCAGTAAGTCGCGGACCAGCTACAACAACGGCATCAACGAGCTGTGCGTGAAAGGCTTTCTGGCCCCGGTGCAGCGCCGCGAAAACCTCTACTGGGTCAACCCGAACCTGTTCTACAAAGGGGATCGCCTGCGCGTCGTCAACGACTACGTGCGCGCCGGGACCAAGGCCGCCAAACAGCTGGAGCTGGAGCAGGCCAGGGCCAAGCAGGGCGATTTGTTGCTCGGCGACCCCAACGCCGACGACGATTGACCGCTGGCCAAGTGTAAACCCTGCGCTACACTCAAGTCCGTGGCCCCTCCTTGGCTGCTTGCTGCTGTTGTGAGTCCTGAAGCACTGAGCCCCCGGCGCCCTCACTCGCCGGGGGCTCTTTTATTTACGGCGCCTCGCGCTGTGGCCCGCCGGGTCTCGGCCCGGCCACGTCGCCGGCGCTGATGCCGATGCCGACGATCTCGATCCGCCCCTCGTCAAACCACTGCGCGTTGTCCAGTTTGCCGTCCTTCACCGGCGGCACCAGGTTGTATTGGTCGCAGCCGGTGAGGTACTGCGCCCGCGCGGTGATGATCCCTTCAAAACCGGTGACCTTGTCGCGTCCTGCCTTCCCTAACTCAATCATGAGGTGCTTCCTTTTGGGTGGGTGATCATCTGGTCCAGCAAGCGGATGAAGGCCGGGTTGATCTCCGGCCAGAGTTCGGCGAACTCGGCCTTGACCTGCCCGGCCAGCGCCGCGACTTCCGCGTGTGGCAGCAGGTGGCGCAGGTTCATCAGGGTGCCGGTGCAGCAGCCGAGCAGGAAATTGGCGCCCATGGCGCTGGTGCTGCGGGCCTGTTGGCGGACCTCCGTCAGCTGCTTGAGGTTGTCGTGCAGCTGCTTCGCCTTCGCCAGCTGTTCAATCTCGGCGGTGGTGTACTCGTCGTCGCCGCTGATGCTGCCCAGCACCGGCACGCTGCGCAGGGTGACGCTGACCGTGCCCGGCACCAGTTTGAGGATGCGCGGGTCGTCGGGGATGCGGGTCGGGTCGTCAGTCATGGAACAGTCCTTTGGGGGTGGGGTCACGGGCGCGGTCGTTCAGGTGTTTGGCCTCGCCGACGGTCAACGCGCCCTGCGCCTGCAGGCGCCTGACCGTCTTCAGGCACGAGGTGCGCAGGGTCTGGCGCATGCTCTCGGGGACCCCGGGCAACAGGTCCAGCGCGCGGTACAGGTAGGCCAGCAGGGCCTTGCGGTCGGCGTCATGGCTCACTCCGGGGTTCCGTTTTCAGCGCCGCCAGCTCGGCAAACAGCCGCTTGAACTGCTTGTAGGTCGGGTGGCTGTGCAGCCCCTCCAGTTCGAAGCGTTCGCAGAGGTCGTCGACCTTCTCCAGCACGATGGCCAGCGCGGGGTGCGGTCGCGGCCGGGGGTTGGCCCACTGCGCATACTCGTCCCAGCTCAGGCCGAGGTATTCGTGCAGTTCCTGATCGAGGCCGGCGCGGCCTTCGTGCCAGTCGGCGATCTTCTGGTCCCGCTCCGGGTCGGCCTGCGCATACAGCGCCGCGAGGTTGGTCTGGTCCAGCCCCGACTTGGCGTAGCCGCCGTGGTCGTCGTAGGCCCGGTGCCACTCATGGTTGGCGCGCACGGCCGCTTCCAGCACGGCGATGCGGTCCTCGGCTCTGCGCAGCTCGGCGGCCAGCACCCCCGCCGTGGCTTTAAACCCCGCCCTGTCCAGCTGCAGGTTCTCCACCCATTCTTCCAGCCCGGCGACCTTCGCCAGTGCCTCGTGCAGTTCGTGTTCCAGGGTCGGGCGGGGCCACGCGGGTTGCGGTTGGACGTGGCCGAAGTCCGGCACCTCGCCCTCGCGGTCGTAGCTGTCCTGCAGCACCTTCACGCAGGCGCTGTCGCCACAGGTGGCGCAGCTGGTGCGACCGAACCAGGTGGTGGCGGGTTTGCCACAGCCACCGTCGCAGCTGCCGGTGACCGGCAGCTTGTCGAAACTGTCCTGCCATTTGCCGTCATAGGTCATTGCACCGCCTCCGACAGCAACGCACCGCGCTGCATCTGCACGGCCAGCGCGTCGAACTCGGTGAGCGTGTCGAAGTGGGCGAGGGTGGCGGCGTACAGCTCGGCGCTCAGCACGTCGAACTGCTCGCTGGTGCAGGCTTCGCTCTCGACCAGACATTGCAGGTAGCCGAGGGCCAAGAAGCTGCGGCAGTTGGCCGCCTCGGCGGTCGGCGCGAGGCTGACAAAGCGGATGCGCCCCCGCGCATTGTTGAGCAGCAGGGCGAGGTCGTGGTCGGTGTAGAAGGGCATGGCGGCGTTACTCGGTCGGCCGCAGGGTGTTGGCCAACACCTGCTGCATCAGTTCGTCGATCTGCCCACTCACCGCCATGCGCAGTTCATCCTCCAGCAGCTCGGCCATTTCCGGCGTCCAGGCTTCGACCTCGGCCATGGCCAACAGGTAACCCTGCGCGAGGAAGCGGCGGTTGCTCGCGGCCTCGACGGTGGGGGCAAGGGTGACAAAACGGATCTGCTGGCGGGCCATGGCGTGAAAGCGGGCGCGTTCGTGTTCGGTAAATTCGGGCATGTCAGAGGCCCTTCACATGGGTGCACAGGGACGCCACCACGCCGCGCACCGGGGCGGTGTCGTAACGCTCGTCGAGGAAGGTGTCGAGGATGCTGTCCAGCAGCAGGTCGAGCATCTGCCGGGCCTTATGGGCGTCGGCGGGGACGATCACATCGAGCTGCACCAGCACGGCGAGGCGGCCCTTGAGGTGGGTGGCTTCGACGAGGGCCAACAACGGGTCGATCTGGTCGCACAAGGCGTTAAAGCGCGCACCAAAGGTGGCCAGCGCGGCAAATTTCGCGGCGTCGAGGTTGCGGGTGTGCTCAGGCATGACTGACACGCTCCAGCAGGCCGGGGTGCTCGCGTTCGTAGGCGCGGGCCAGATCGGCGAGGCCGAGTTGCAGGCGGTCGTCATCGAGCAGGCCGATGGCGTGCAGCGCCCACAGCTGTTTGAGGATCTGCGTGTGCAGGTGCAAGGCGCTGTCGGCCGGGCGCAGGTGGAGGATCTGCAACTGGCGGACGATGGCGATCAGCACGCCGCTGCGGTAGTCGGCGGCGGCCTGCGCGTCGGTCAGGTCGGGCGCGGGCAGGCGGTTGATGGCTTCGTCGAGGGTTTCGATGGTCGGCATCGTCATTCTTCCTTTTCAAATAGCAGGTCCACCAGCGCGGGCTGGTCGCGTTCGTAGTGGCGGCGCACGTCGGCGAGGCCAAGGTCCAGCTCGACGCGGGTGAGCACACCCAAGGCGTGCAGGGAATACAGGTGCAGGGTGATCCGGGTGTGCAGCGCCAGCGCCTCGCGGGCGCCGAACCTGCCCAGGAGCAGCAGGCGCGTGGTGATCGCCAGCAGCACCCGGGAGCGGTACACGGTGCAGCCACGCGGGGTGTTCAGGTCGGGGCGGCCGAAGCTGTGAATGTCGTGGTCGAGGGCGTCACTGGGGGTCATGCGGCGCTCCGTGCGGAAAGAGGGTGAGCGGCGCCCGGTCCAGCGACGGGATGAGCACCGGGACCGGGACCACTCGGGACGGGCCACCACCGTGTTGCCTCGGTGAAGTTGCGAGCCTCGCGAGGGCACGGTAGCACGGCCGTTGGGCGGTTCCAAGAGGGCGGCGGGTTGCCGGTATTTCGGGGCAAATAAGGGGAGGGCGCGGCCCCGGTCGAGGGGAGTGTCGGGCACCCGTCCGTGGGGACCTGACCGGGGCTGCGCGGGGGTAACGGTAGCACGGTTGGCGGGGGTGAACGGCGGTGGCGGGGGGCTTTTCGGGGTGATTTGGTGTGCCGGTATGGGTGTGCAATTGTTTTAACGTGGTGCGTTAATTGGCACGATTATTTCCTCATGTACTTTGTACCCATGGGATTTTGAGGGGGTTCTGGGTGGCGAGGGGGTCTGTAGGGAGGTGTGTCAAGTCCGTCGGTCGGAAAAAAGTGTGGGGTGGGTGGCTTGTTTGTTGCATACTGGCACGTTTGTTGCTGTGCTTATCATGCTTTAGCCAGGCTGCGCCCAGGCGTCTGTCGTCCAGGTGTTGCCCAGGCGTCAGGGGGTGGCGTCTCTTTTAAAAAATGCTTGTGTGCCGGTATGGGGTGGACTAGGCTTGCTCTCAGATGTATGCGTGTTCTGCTGATGCCATGGCGCCTTGCCACTGCCAGCACTAAGGAGAGCCCAGCCATGAGAGCCTTTGCCGTTGTGCTTATCGCCGTTGCCCTAGCTGTCGTCCTAGGTGGCGCAGTTGGTGGCGTAACTAACAATGTCATTGGCAAGCTGGCGCTCTCTGTCAACGGGAGTGCTACTAGATGAACAGTCAAGCCAAGTGGTCTCAGACAGCTAGCCTGTCAGACCTTGCCGCCACCCTTGCCGCTTGCCCAGACGGGGCTAGCCTGCAAGACACTTTCAGCAGCCTGCACAGCAGCGAGATAGGCGCTGTGCTGTGCAGCCTTGAGCCGCTCCCCCTTGCTGCCTTGCTGGGCAAGCTGGGCGAGACCGGCTGTGCAGCCTTGTTTGCAGAGCTGGCAGATGAGGCTGATGTTCTGCCAGCACTGCGCGCTAAGTTCGATACCCTGTCGGCGCCACATGTGGCGCCTGTCGATGTTGGTGGCAAGCTGTCGCCTGTCAGCAAAGTGACCATCGACAAAGCTAAAGCAGCGGCAGTGGGGCGCGCATACAAGGCTACGGCTGATGTTGCTATCCCTGACTTGTCAGCTATCGCCGAAAGCAAGCTGGCGGCAGAGCTGTCGGACTACGGTGTTGAGCAAGCGGAAAAACGGGGCGCCGACGACGTCGCCTTTGCCAAGTTGGTGAAAAGTGCACGCAGTCACGGCGCCACATGTGGCGCGTCAACCCATAGAAAAGATGCGGTTAAGTGGGCGCAGACGCTGGGCGATAAAATGTTTCTCCCTGTCGCTGTGCTGCTGGACCTTGAGCTGTGCGAATTCGGCAAGGATGGCGAGCCGACAGCGGCCGACTTCCCACTCTGCGCCGACTCTGCGCCGTTGTTGGTCGAATATGTTGGCCTTGCCAACATCGCCATAAAAGCAGCGCAAGAAAAAGCTCTTGAGAGCATGCCCGACGATGCGACGGCAAAGCAGCGCAGCGCAGCCTGCAAGGGGGCGCGGAATACCATCGGCATGCGGATAGAGCGCCAGCTTAAAAAGTATGGCGTAAAGGTCAATTTGCAGACCGGCAACTATTCCGAAGTTGATCTTGAGGGGGGCGCGACCACTGCCGAAAAAGCGACTAAAGCTGTCGTCGGCGCCTTCGGCAAGTCAACCGAAGGCGCTCTTGTGGGGTTGGCTGCGCTGGATGGCGCAGCATGGTCTGCCATGGTCGAATTCGTGACCACTGAGCAAGCGAAACGTGACCGGACGGCGCAGGAGGCGCAAAACGTCAGTTTGAGCGCGCTGTCTATCGCCAACGCGATTAAAGCTAAAGCCACTGACGACGCAGCGCGCGCAGCGGCAAAGCTGGACGCGCAAAACAGCTAAACCGCCAGACGTGAAAACGCCCCCCCGCTAGTCGGGGGGCTTTCGTGTGCGCGCCTGATTTTTTCGGCGCATGTGACGCGCCACATGTGGCGCGTAGGAGGAATGACCATGGCCTTTGACGATTCGACAGGCGCCAGTGACTGGCGACGACACCACACGACGGAATCCATGTGGGGCGACGACTTCGGCGACCGGTCCCCCGCGAGCCTGTTTTCTGCCGACCTTGCAGATCGCGAGCGCGACCGGGCCGATTTGATCCCGCGCGTGCTTTACCAACTTCGGCAAGCGCAACTGATTCACGCGCTGGAGGAAAACGCGCAACAGCCGCGCGCGCCTGGGCTGCTCCAGGCGAAACAGCGCGCGGAGAAAAAAGCGCAACGTGGCACGTTTGGCCGGGAGTTGGCCAAGGCCATGAGCAAATCCCACCGGCGCGACAAAAAGCGCTAAACCCCGCGTTTGGCCGTTCTCAATAACGGTCGCATTTGCGAAATTTTGAGAGGGAAATAGCCCGGCCCAAAAACCGGGCGTTTCCCGTTCTCAAATACCTCTCTCAAAACCTTTTCTCGAAACCACCCCCCAAACGCGAGTTGTGAGAAAATTTCCGTTTGCCTTGAGTTTTGAGAATTCCCACCACTCTCCTAGGAGGTACAGCTATGAAATTCTGCTACGGCAGGATCTCCGACAAGGAGAAGCAAAATTTGGCGCTGCAAACGCAGGCGTTCGCCAAAGAGCCCGACGTCGATCAGGTTTTTC